CGGCGGTACAGGTGTATGCAACGGCGGGTCGTCTGAGGCCGCCTGCCTCCAGTGCATCGCTGACGGCGGCAACTGCTGCTCGCTTGCGCCGCTCAATCGCCACGCGAGCTAGCCGGAGCGGCTCGACGGCACCGGGATCGCCAGCTAGACTCCGGCGCGTGCTGATGCCAAGGCGACTGAGGGAACGCTGGCTGCGGTTTCGCGACGAACACGGCTTCCCGAAGATCACCCCGGTGTCGGAGCTGCATCGCAAGCGCGGCACCCGGCCAGCCACCCCGGAGCAGTTCGAGGCGGTCTGCGCCGCCGAAGGGGTCGGGCCACCCGACGGTGAGGGCTGATGGGGATCTTCGGACGGCGACGGCGACGCTGCGCGTTCGAGCAGGGTGTTAGCGACGCGCACCGTAAGCAGCGCGACGACCTGCTTCGGGCGCAAGGTCACCTCGTTGGCGACGACACCGAACCAACCGAGCTGCTCCCAGATGAGCGCATCGCTTATGCCGCGGGTCGGCGTAGCGTCGAAGGGGAGCGGGCGGCCGTCCGCAGCGGTGCATAGGTTTCCGCGCCATTGATGAGGGATGACGCTTGATCGTCAAGCGCAACTCGACCACGCTTGGGATCTATACGCCCAATTGCCACTTGTTCATCTTCCGGCCCTCAAGTGCTCACGGCAACTATTCGGGCTATGGCTTCACGTTGCGCGTCCGGCGCTCCATCTGGCGCCACCTGATGGTGCGCCTGCATTGCCGGTCGAAGTTCAGCCCGCGCGCTCGCACCTATGAAGTCTGCACCTGGCGCTCCAAGAAACCCACGACCGGTCCCCGGAAACGGCGGCGCGAGCGCAACCGCCTCGGCTTCAAGACCTACGCGCGCTTGAAGATCAGCCTTGGCGGCCCCTACCCGCCTGAGTAGCGGCTATAAATAGATCTCGTGCCCGCCGTCCAGTGTTACTCCTCTCCCCACGAACAGCTCCGGGAGATCGGTATCAAGGCCAAGCGCCAGGGCGTCAGCTTCGAGGAGTTCTGGACTCGCGCGCTCCGGCCGGGGATCTCGCCCCTCATCACCACGGAGACGGTGCGCACTGTCGAGCCGCCCTCCGGCGCGATCGTCTGGCCGAAGGATTCGGCTGATCGGGCCAACGTGATGTCTGCGGTGACCAGCTCGGAAGAGATCTGGCGACGGGCCTACGAAGACCTGCCACAGACGCCGGGCGAGCGTGCAATGGAAGTGCTCCGGGACATCGCCGTCGAAGAGGCCAGCGGGAGTGAAGACCGGGGCGATGTACCGTTGGCGGCCTAGTGAGTCGCCCGTCGCCAATCGCTGTAGGAGATCGTTTCGGTCGGCTGGTTGTGCAGTCGCGGGCTGGCTCGATGCAGGGAAACCGAGCGTGGGTCTGCTCCTGCACGTGTGGAGGTGCCTTGCGTGTTCCGAGCGCGCGGCTCCGTCAAGGAAAGACTCGGAGCTGCGGCTGCCTGAAGTTGGAGCGCACGCGAGCGATGGGTCGAGGCACCCGTCGCCACGGGATGACGGATACCCCGACGTGGCGCTCTTGGAAGGCAATGCAGGATCGGTGTGATCGAAAGAGGCACCCCGCCTATGAGCGATACGGCGGCCGCGGCATCACCATCTGCGACCGCTGGCGCTCCTTCGAGAACTTCCTCGCCGACCTGGGCGAGCGCCCGGAAGGCAAGACCCTTGATCGCATCGACCCCGACGGCAACTACGAGCCGAGCAACTGCCGATGGGCGACGTGGGAGGAGCAGAACGCTCCTGGGCATCGGAGTCAGCGATGACCTCTCTGTTTCACCTAGAGCCGGTGCGCGAGAAAGAGGAGTTCACCAAGCCAGGAACCGCCAACGTGAGTGTCGATGACCGCAAGAAGTTGGCCGGGTTGCTGAAGCACTACCGCGCCCAGGCGCACCCCTTCACGGCGTGCAAGAGGGACCAGCTTCGCCACGGCCTCTCTGAGGATCACGCGAATCGTCGCTGTGCGGTATTGAAGGATTTGCTGGAAGGCACCACCAAATGGCGGAAGGGCAGCAAAAGCAAATCCGTCGAGGAAGCCATGGGGGTCATTTGCGAGGCCCTCGACGTGGTACAGCTCGCTGCCACCGGCCTCGGCCCCCGAACGATGTCGGCACTCCTTCGCGAGGAGGTGCAGGAGGGCGTGACCGATGAGTGGGCCGAAGAGCTGCGCATCGCCGCTGCCCTGGTCGAGGCCGCGCCCCGGTGGATGCTCCCGGTCGCAGCACGACGCCAGGGCTTCCGTCCTCTCAAACCGGAAAAGAGGAAGGGCACTGGCGGCGGCAGCTTCGCCGAGACGAAACACCGCCGCGCTCCGAAAGGCACCGCGCTCGGCGGTCAGTTCATCCGCATGGGTTCGAGCGGCACCGAGGTCGCCGCCATCCAGCGCCGGCTCAGTGTCTCCGAGACCGGCACCGTCAACAAACAGACGAAGCGAGCGATCGAAGCCTTCCAGAAACGGAAGGGCATTCAGGTGGACGGGGTGATCGGGACCCAGACCGTCTCTGCCCTTCGCGGCACAAACTCCGGGGTGGCCCCTGGTGCGTTGACTCGCAACGATCGCCGCTACCTCCGCCGCTACACCCGCCGCACCTCGCCCTCGGGCAGCTCGCGCCGGTCTTCGTCTGCTCGCCGCTCCGTCACGCGATGATCCCAGATGGCCCGATCACCCAGATCGTTCTCGGGATCATCGCCGCTGTGATCGTCATCGCCTCGCCGTGGTGGCAACGCGAGTGGCGGGGACTCGTGGAAGACTGGCGCCGCTACCGCGAAGGGCGCCAGTAGACTGCTGCTATGGCACTTAGTAAAGAGGAGAAGCTGGAGGCGATCGCGGCGAGGCGAGGCCCGCTGCTCCACGAACAGTACGCGGCCGAACTCGACGTGAAGGTCGCCGAGGAGGGCGGGATCGAGGCCCTCATGGAGGAGCCGAAAGCGCGCTTGGCACGGGTCAACTCCCAGCTCGGTGTGCTCGATGAGGAGGAATCGAACCTCGACTAGCGCTAGGCTGCCTGCCTAATGCTGCTCGATCAGATCGCCGACCTCGACCGCCTCGTCAAGGAGCGCTACGGCGTCCTGGTCGCCGAGTTCGATGGCTACGAGCGGGACCTGCTCCCCGACTTCCGCGAGTACGACGGGGTGCGGCTCTCCAAGGTCGGCATCACCTGCACCCCCGACGGCGTGCTCAAGGCGAAGACCTACGGCGAGGGCGAGGAACCGCCGAGCCTGGGACCCGAGGACGCCGACGCGCTCAGGCCCTTCGGTGAGCCGGCCGGCGATCTGGCGGGTCTCGCGCAGGATCTCGTCGTCTGCCTCATCGAGTCGATGCGGGCGCAGATCGCCGAGGTCGCCAACGGCCGACCGCCGACGATCTGCTTCCTCGCGAACTACGAGATGCCCTCGGTCCACTGGAAGACGCCGCCCGACGTTGCCGAAGAGCACGGGCGCGGCGTCATCAAGATGCGCCACGTCTTCGCCGTCCGGCCCTAGCGGCGGGAGCGTCTTCGGCATCGGGGTAAGCTGCTCGACGTGAGTCTCTTCGGTCACCACGACGACCCGCCTCGCTCGGAGCGGCTAAGCGAGAACTTCACCGGCAAGGGCCAGCGCGTCCGGGTCGCCGTGGTCGAACGAGACAATGGCCTCGTCTCCGCCACCTCGCAGTCGATCTCGAACGCGCTCTGGGACCTCGCCGACTCGCGCTCCCTGACCCACACCGTCCTGCTGCCCCACGGCACCGCGGTGAAGCTCGCCGCCGCGCCGGCCCCGATGGGTTCCCACCGCGCCCGCTTCGAGATCACCAACCCGGTGCTCAAGGAAAACAAGCGCGTCGAAGCGGTCGGCACCTCGGGTGCCGCCGACCTCGCCAATCAGATCGACGTGCTCGCCATGAGCAAGGGCGACAAGGACGCACTGGCGAAGGTCACCGAGGAATGGGAGCGGGGCGGCCGCATCCAGGAGGCCAAGGTCAACGTCTCCGGCTACGTCACTCGCGGCGGGAAGCATGTGGGCGCCTACTCCCAGGTCCGCAAGCTGGTTGCTTCGCTGAAAAGCGGTCACTCGTTGCGGTTGCCGGACGGCATCAAGGTGAGCAGGAAGGAGGCTGGCTTCCAGGTTCACGACGCCGGAGGCAATCGCCACGGAGGCGCCGCGCTTGCGGACCCCTCCTCGGCCACCACCCAGGCCCTCAACGCCTCTGCATCATCGACCCATCCGAAGTCAATCGGAGGCACCAAGTCACATGCGAAAGATGTTGGCTTCATGGGCGCCAAAGAGATCGACGCCATTCCGACCGATCGCCGTCGTGCAGACGAGGCTAGAAAGCGTCGGCAGAGGGACGAGTCGCCGATGCCCGGCGTCATCCGCCGGCCGAGCGAATCCGATGAAATCAGAGCGCGTGGAGGAAAGAGTCAGGCGAATGACCCAAAGGTCGGGCAGCGCTATCGGGATCAAGACGGCGCTATCTTCGATGTCGTCCAGGTGCAAGGCAATGGCGATGCCTATGTGCGACCACCGCATCAGAAGAAAGGCGGGATCCTCACAAAGCGGGCTTTGTTCGATAAGTGGGAGCTGGTCACAAAAGACAGCAAGCGCAGGGGCGGTGCAGCAGTCAATATTGACCGCGAGAAGCGGAAGCGCAGGAAGAAGCTCGGTGAGGCAGCACCCCCCGGCTTCATCGGCCGCTGACGGTTTCCCTCTCCGCGCTCGGTTACTCTCGCCCGCGTGAAGAAGTGCCCGCACTGCGACAAGCAGGTCACCCCGAAGGATGACACCTGCCCTGAGTGCGGCAAGGAGATGAAGGTCTCCGAGGAGGCGGAGGGCGCGTTGATCCAGCCTGGCAATCTCGATCTCCTGGTCGAGGCCGCCGAGGTCATCGTCCCGAAACGAGGCAAGCTCTTCGAGGAGCGGGTGATTGAGGGCGGCCACAAGGTGAAGGTCGCCCGCTTCGCGATCATCCGCCCGTGCCAGTCCAAAGGCCGGCGCATCGGTGGGCACGCCCCGATCTATGAGCCGCGAATGCTGGCCGAGAACGCTTCCGTCTTCACCGGCTGGCCGATGTACCTCGACCACATGAGCGAGGAGCTGGCCGAGGCCTTCGCCGCCTTCCTCCAGGAGCGCGGCCGCTCGATGAAGGACCTGGGCGGGCGCGTTCTCAAATCCTTCTACGACCCCGAGGTCTCGATGGAGTCCGACGAGGAGAACGGTTACCGCAAGGGCGCCGTCGTCGGCGAGATCATCCCCCAGAAGATCGTCCGCGAGATGCTCGAAGAGGATCCCTTCGCTCTCGCCGTCTCGATCAACGCCTGGCCGAAGGGCGCTCGCGTCGGGACCGCCTCGTGGGACTCGTCAGTCAAAGGCGCGGTCATCGAGGGCATCCGCTCGAAGCCGATGGGTAGCGTCGATTTCGTTCCCCGTGGTGGTGCCGGCGGCCGGCTCCTCAGCGAGGAGGAGATTCGCTCGGCGGTTTCACTTTTGGAGTCGGCCTACACTGCTGCGCGTGATGACGAGCAGCCCGATCGCAAGGAGCGCCCGGTGAAGAAAAAGCTGTCGGAGATGAGCGGCGAGGAAGTCGCAGCGCTGACCTCGGACCAACTCCAGGAGGCGCTCCGCGAGGAGAACCCCGACCTGGCTGAGCAGATCCAGATCGACGGCGGCGAAGGCCCGGCCCGCGAGGGCGATGCCACCAAGCCACTCACTCAGGCGGACCTCGATTCTGCGCTCAACGAGCAGCGCGAAGCCCTGGTCGAGGAGTTCGGCGACAGCAAGAAGGCCGCCGAGGAAATGGCCGAGGAATTGGTCGAAGAGCGCGAGCAGCTTCGCAGCCTCGCCGACCTGGCGGCCGAAAAGATCGGCGAGGCCCAGCGCAACGGGCTGCCGAAGGCTTACGCGGACGAGATCCGCAAGAACTACCTGCTGCTCCCGTCAGGCCCGCGCGCCGGCCTCCAGGTCGAAGAGCGCGAGGACGAGGAGAGCGGCAAGACCCTCAAGGTCGAGGAGGTGCTCGAAGAGCAGATCCGCGCCGACGTGGAAACCGCTGTCCGTCTCATCGAGGCGGCAGGCGGGGAACCGCGGGTGAAGGGCCTCGGCCCGACCGGCAAGACCGAAGAGGTCGAGGAAGGCAAAAAGGCCGAGCGGCGCAAGGCCCTGCGCGAGGGCAGCGCCTTCACCGACTTCCTCGGCGAGTCCGGCGACCTGACCGGCGACGCCGAGAAGGACGACAAGCGAGTCCGCGAGATGGTGGAGGGCTAAGCGATGCCATACGACGCACCAGGCAAGCGAGTCGAAGTCATCTACGACGGCGGCTCCGACGGCAAAACGCCGCTCCCCACCAACACCTTCGCGGTGGTGGACAACAAGGTCCTCCTCCTCGCCAAGACCTCTCAGCTCGGACGCTACGTCGATCCCACCTCCGACGAAGCGATCGAGATCCAGCCGGATGAGCTGTGCGTCGGTTTCCAGGGCGGCGTGCACGAGCTGGCGCTGTCGGGTGCTCTCGCCACGGCCTCCCGTGGCGACAAGCTCTGGATCGACTCGGCCGACAACTCGGTCCTGCGCGCAAGCGGCGGCGGCACGGGCGGCTCAGACGCCGACGAGGTGCAAACGCTGAAAGTCGAGGCGACTGGCGGCACCTTCACGCTGGCCTGGGAAGGCCAGAAAACGAGCAAAATCAAATGGAACGCCTCGGCCGCCGAAGTCCAGGCTGCGCTTGAGGCGCTCGAAAACATCAATCCCGGCGACGTGACCGTGACCGGTGGCCCCGGCGACGAAAAAGGCACGAAACTCTACGAAGTCACCTTCGGCGGCCGCTACGAAAACACGGACGTGGCGGAACTGACCGCCGAAGACGAACTGACCGGCGACGCCGAAAAAGTCACCGTCGCGACCAAAACGGCTGGCGCCGGCAGCTCCGACGTGGCGATGCCGCTCGGAGTCATAGACGAGATCGACGCAACCCGCACCCCCCACATGGCCCGAGTCAACACCGACGCCTGGCAGGCGTTCATCACTTCCTAGGAGGAGGACCGACCAGCGATGGCAAGAAAGCGCGGCCGATACGGGGAGTGGGGCAAGCACCTCGACCTTTTCGATGTCTTCGAGGACTTCCGGGACGACCCGGCGATCGCCGAGATGCTGCTCGGCGAGGACGCCGGAGATCTCCAGGAGACCTACGGTGCGCCCGAGGGCCGGGTGGACTTCCCGATCTTCCTCCAGACCGTCATCCGCCACCGCATCCGCGAGCGCTTCCGCGGCGTCGCCTCACGCTGGGATCAGTACCTCGGCTTCGAGAACGCCCAGGACTTCCGCGAGCACACGGTCTCCCAGCTCGGCTCGATCCGCGGCTTCGAGGGGATCGAGGAGCACGGCGAGTACCCGCGGCTCCGCAGCTCCGAGGAAGGCGGCCCGTCCTTTGCCGTCGGCAAGTACGGCGGCATCTACGGGGTGACCTTCGAGCTGGTCATCAACGACGAGATGGACCGCATCCTCAACCGCATCCCGATGGAGCTGGGGAAGTCGATGGCCGAGTATGTCGCGAAGGCGATGGTCGCGCTGGTCGAGTCCAACCCGACCTATTCGCCCGACGGCAACCCCTTCTTCTCCGCGGGACGGGAAAACCTCGTCACGGGCGAAGCCGCCGACATCACCGAGGACAACATCATGGCGATCCTCGACACGATGAGCCTGCGGCGCGACGGCGACGACATCCCGATCTCGGTCGAGGCCGCGAAGATCCTCGTGCGCGAGCCTTCGGCCAAGGCCAAGATCATGCGGATGATCCGCTCGACCCAGACCGGCGTCACGGTGGACGCGGACGAAACCGGCCGCGACTTCTACCCCGGCCGCGACAACCCGCTGCGGGGCATCCTGCCCGAAGACGCGGTGATCGTGGAGCCGTGGCTCAACGTCCCGGACGACTACTACATCCTCGCCAACGCTCAGGACCGGCCGGCCTTCCTCGCCGCCTTCCTGCGCAACCGCCGCGACCCGCACATCTTCCTCAAGGACCCCGGCATGAAGGGCATCGGCGGGGGCAGCTCCGACCCCTACGAGATGGACTTTGACGAGGTGCCCTTCAAGGTCCGCCACGTCTTCGGTGGCGCGGTCGGAGAGCCGGTCGCAGCCGTCAAGGCCCAGCCCTAAAAGGAGGCTTCACCGCATGGCTCCAGCCGTAGGACTCCAGCCACTTCGAGTCGGCCCCGAAGACGTTGAGGCGTCTGAGGCAGGCGAACTCGTCAAGGGCGTCGGTGTTCATCACCACGCGAAGGGGCTGATCCACGCGGTCTCCAAGCAGATCCCGAGGGAGCTGCGCACGGCCATGCAGCGCTTCGAGTACCGCGAGCGCTCGAAACACCTAGACGAGGACGAGGTGCTCTACCAGGCAAGGGCGACCGTGGATCCCGAGGGCAAGGGCGTCATCGAGCGCGTGCTCTCGGCGCGGGTCAAGGGATCCAAGACGAACCCCTATGACGGCGCCGTTGTCGTGCTCTACGAAGCGCCCGCTGGCCGCACCGCGCGCTGCGCCGTGCTCTACAACCCCGACACCTTCCCGCGCTCAGTCGCGGCCTTCGACCAGGCCCTACGCGAAGGCAAGATCGAGCTGCCCGGTGAGCTGGGCGACCGCGCCGACCTCCGCGCCGCGCTGGAGAGCGCCCGCGAGGAGGTCTCACGCCTCGCTCGCGAGAACGCCGAGCTGAAAGACGGCGACGGCGAGGCCGGCGTCGATGCCGCCCTCGCCAGTGCCGCTGCCGAGGATCAGCCGCAGGGCGTTGCCCCAGAGGACATCCCCGAGGACGTGACGCCTGGCGAGACGCCGGGCTGGCCCATCGTCAACGGCATCGTGCTCGACCTGCCCGAAGAGGTCCGCGAGAAGCTGGCCGAGGCCGAGCTGGCACCGCCTTCCGCCGCGCCGCTCACCGAGGACGATCTCCCCGAGGGTGTCGCTCCCGGTGATCCCGGCTGGCCGGTGGACGAGGAGAGCGGCGAGCTGCTCGACCTGCCCGACTCGGTGCGCCAGCAGCTCATCGACGCCGCTGAGGAGGCCGAAGTCGCCGAGCCGGAGGATGAGGTCGATCTCAACGAGGTCGATCTGCCCGAGGGCAACGCCGACTCGATCATCGCGATGGTGCCCTTCCTCTACAACGACGTGCTCAAGGCCCTGACCTTGCGTGACGAGCGCTCGACTGTCCGCAAGGCAGCGGCCGAGGAGCTGGCCGAGCGCCAGATCGAGCTGCCCGAGGGCGCCAACGTCGAGGCATAGGCAGGGGGCAGCGAGTGCCCAACCTGGCTATCCGCAAGCTCGCCGACCAGGACGCCGATCGAGTCAAGCTCTTCGACCCGTTCACGGGTCAGTCGCTGCTCTATGAGCCTGCCGACGCTGAGGTGCTGTCCTCACAGCTCCGTGAGGCGCTCTCCGGCTTCGAGACCAGTCCCCGGCCCCTGCTCGGCATCACCGTCGAAGGTGAGACGCCGCAGGAAACCAAGCTCGGGGAACGGTTCATAGCCAACGGCCGCGCCGAGGGCTGGATCGAGGTCGAGGGCGAAGAGATCGTCCACCGCTCCTCGGGGCCGCCCGAGAACCCGTGGGGAACGCCGGCCCACACCTTCGTCCACCTCGACACGATCATCCTCAAGACCGTCGATGGGGATGTGCGCTACACCGTCACCGAGAACCCCGACAAGTGGCCGGAGGAGAAAGACGGCGAGGCGGGCTTCGGGGGCGAGGTCCGCTGGTACTACGAGGTCGAGCTGGAGAGCTGATGGCGACGATGACCATCACCAAGCTGGACGTGACCACCCAGCCGGGGATGCGCCCGCCGATCGTCAAGGCGTTGGTGAACGGCCGCTGGCGCAAGCTCCCGTGCACCGTGGAGGCGAAGCGTGGCTGATCTCGTCTTCAATCGCAGCAAGGGCCGCGGCACCGAGTTCGGTGAGCGGGTCAACGGCAACGACCCGGCCAATGCCGCCTTTATCGTCGCTCTGCTGGCCGAGACCGGCATTGAGTCCGACGCCACGCTGAGGGACAAGGACGACTTCGCCGCCATCGCCTCGGGCGCCACCGACTTCGCCACGAACACCGGGGCCTCGCGCAAGACGCTCACCGACACGAGCGGCGTGACGATCACCTACGACGACACCGCCGATCGCACCGAAGTGGACATCCCAGATCAGACCTGGACCGCGGTCGCTGCTGACGGCACCGGGAAAGTCTCCGATGTCGTAATCGGCTACGACTCCGACAGCACGGCGGGCACGGACGCCAACGTCCTGCCCGTGACCCTCCACGACTTCACGGTCACGCCGGACGGCAGCGACGTAACCGCGCAGATCGCGGGCTTCTACGGAGCAAGCTAGAGCGAGGGAGGGCTGATGCTCTTCCCGCTCTGGGCCGCCCCCACTAACGCCCCGTCGAAAACGGCCGAACGGTTCCTTTCACCGGAAGGGGTGATGGGCTGGAGCGCGTCGAACATAACCGGGCGGTTTCCCGTCCCGCCGGGAGGGGGCACCCTTCGCAAACTTGAGATCGCATTCTTCAAAGCACCCGGCTTCGGCAAGTCGTGGACGGTTTCCTATTACGTCAATGGAGTCGAGGACATATCGACCAGGGTCGTAATCAAAGATTTCGAAACGAAAGGGAAATGGGAGGGCGAACGCAAACTTAAAGCCGGCGACACGTTCCATATGCTCTTGGTGCCCTCCGGTGAACCTGAAGTGCCGGGGGTGGGAGAAGAAGGCGCTGCCTTTTACACCTGGGTCGAAACGGTAGGCAACACCTTCTGGATCGGCGGCGGCGGCTCCGGCAATGCCCTGACTGGAGAAGCGTCCTACAACCCGCCCTACGGGATCAACAGCGCCGGATGGCAGGCGACCGAGGGCCTCAACCGGATCATCGTGCCGGGCAAATTCAAACTCAAGGGCGTCGCCTTTGACGCGAGCGGCTCTGCGGGATCAGGCAAGAGCTATACGCAGTACGCTCGCATCAACCGCTCTGAAGACACCCTGCCGGTCAAAATCGAAGGGACCTCGGAGACCTCAAAGCTTGCCGAAGGCTCGGTGCAGCTCAAAGCCGGCGACACCATAGAGGCCAAGCTGGTTCCATCCGGCACTCCGACGGCCCGATCGATTCGCTACTGCTACCTGGTCGAATCTGAAGCGAGCGGCGAAATGTTCGCTGGCGGAACCGTGGAAGCCGCCGAGTCGAGCAACCTCCTCGTCAGGTACGGCTGGCCCGACACCTGGAAGGCCACTTGGGGGACGACCAGCGCTCACCTGCCTCGTCCGGTGGGGCTGAAATTCGAACGGCTGTATGTCGAGATAGGGACGGCGCCAGACGTGGGGAAATCCCGCATCTACGAGCACCTGAAGCTGCCTTTCACCGCCACGGGGCTGAAAGTCAAAATCGAAGGCGCCGCGACAAGCGGCAACGATACGACGCATTCTTTTGTCACCGATGGCGAACGAATGACGATGAGTTCGACGCCGTCTGGCACCCCGGCCGAAAATACCGGCGGGGTGCACTGGGGCTTCGTCGTCATCGTCCCTCAGCCATTCTTCGCCGCGCTCGGGAAAGCCTCAGAGGCAGATACGGCAGGCAAAGTCGCTCGCCAGAAGAGCCGCGCGCTCGGGAAAACCTCGGAGACGGATGCAAGCCGACCGCTCGTCAGGGCCAAGGTCAGGATGCTCGGCGTGGTCTTCGAGGTCGATGTAGCTCGACCGATCACGAAGCTCAAGGCCCGACCCCTCGGCCAGGCCACGGAGACCGAGCAGGCGCGTCCTATTGACAAGCTCAAGGCCCGACCCCTCGGCCAGGCCAACGAGACCGAGCAGGCGGAAGCAGTCGCCTCGTTCAAGACCCTGCCTATCGGCCCGACCTCCGAGACCGATTCGGCATCACCAATCCCCACCGCGAAGAGCCGCGGGCTGGGGCAGGCCCTGGAGACCTCCGTGGCCTACCCGATCGAAGCCCTCCACGGCGGGCTGCTCGGCCAGGCCTTCGAGACCAACTTCGCCTTCCCGATCATGCTGCGGGTTGGGCACGGCGGCACCGCTGCTCTGGCGGAGGAATCTGTGGGCGGGGCTATCGTGGTGGACGAACCTATGGGCGGCGCAACGCTAAGCGAGGAACCGTGAGCGAGGACATCGGCAGCGTCAAGCGGCTGCGGGTCCACGAAATCAAGGACGACGATGGTGTCCTTGCCGACCCCGATTCGATCGTGCTCTCCGTCCGCGCTCCAGACGGCACGATGTCGATCTACATCTACGAAGCCAGCAGCTCGGAAGAACCGCGGATCATGCGCACCGGCACTGGCGACTACTTCTTCCGCCTCCAGGGCACCGAAACCGGCGCCTACGAGTACCGCTGGAAATGGTCGGGAGGCGCCGACGGCGAGGAGAGCGGCACCTTGTACTTCGGCGTCAACCCGCTGCTGGAGCCGTTCCCCGACGGCACCTTCACCGCCGCCGAAGTCTGGGCACGCTCGCTCACGTTGAAGGCCCGCTACCCCCAGGGCAGCGGAGACGGCGACTTCGACCTCCTGGTCGCCGCCGTCGCGCCTCTCGTCGGCGATATGACCGGCCGGGCGATCGCCGGCACCGAAGGCGAGGAAGTCCCCGAGGACAAGCGCGAGGTGGCGCTGCGGGTGATGGCGATGAAGACCGAGCAGTTCGACGCCGCGCTCGGCAGCACCAAGGCCCGCCGTCGCTCCCTCAACCGCGGCAACCTGGCGAGCTTCTCGGCGGGGGCCTACTGTGTCCCAATGGACACCGAAGCGCTGACCTCGAAAGGCTGGCGCAACTACGGCGATCTCTGCGTCGGCGATCTCGTGCTCGGCTTCGATCAAGATGCAGATGTTGCCCGGTGGACACCGATCACGAACATTCGCGCGCCATTTGAGTCTGAGGTGGTCAAGCTGGGCAACGGTCGCTGGTCTCTGCGCTGCACGCCTGATCACCGCTGGATCTCGCGTGATGACCGTTGGTGCGTTCGCGACCAAGAGAACCCCTGGGAGATGACGAAGACGCGGGAGCTACTGGAAGGCGAGCGCCGACTAGTGCTCGCCGCCCCAGCGGAGACAGAGCGCAAACTCGACATCAGCCCTCCCGAGGCAGCCCTAATCGCTTGGCTTCTCACCGATGGGCATATCGAACGCCGGGAAGAGGCTGTCAAGGTCGAGGCCCCACCGCTGGAAGATGGCGGGACTCGTTGCCTTTGTGGGGCCTTCATCCCCTATGGAGGGCGGGGGATGCCAAGGCACTTCTGTGATGACTGCGCTCCGGTGCGTCAGACCGAAACCCGGGATGCCTCTATGCGAGGGCGGATCTTCCAGAAGCATTATCGCGAGGAGGTCGAGTCCGTTCTCACGGCTGTGGCTGTCCCTCATTCCGTTCGTGAGAGAGGAGAGCAGGGCGGTGTTTACAGTCTCGGGTGCAGATGGCTTGCCGACCTTTGGGAGCGCGCATGCTTCGATGAGCTAGGGCCATCAGGGTTTGTCCTAGCGCTTGATAGGGACCAGCGCGAGGCGTTCCTAGAGGCGGGCCTGCTGGCCGAGGGGCACCTCGCATCTGCTACTGCCCCGCTGAAGGCGAAGGGCAACTATGGCCCGTGGTATCGCTGGCAGTTCGCTCAGAACAAGGGGCCGGTCCTCGATGCTTTTGTGCTTGCCGCCCATCTCTGCGGCTACGTGGCACGCACTTGGAAGACTAAGGCAAAGTGCAGTGGCTTCATCTGCGGAGCAGCCCATGCGACCACTCAAAGGCTGCGCGTCGAGCCAGATGGTCGAGGGTTGGTTTGGTGCATCACCACCGAGCTTGGCACTTGGACGATGCGCCAAGGCAACATCATCGCGTTGACAGGGAACAGCGAGTCCTACTTCGGCCCCGAGCAGGCGATGCTCGCGAGGAGGCTCGACCCCGACCCGATCCTCGCCGAGCTGCTCTGGGCGCTCTGCACCGCGGCCAAGCGGGAAGAGTGGCTCGCCTTCTGGGACCCCGAGAACAACCCGCAGGGCGTCGGCGGCGTGGTCTCTTTCCAGTACGGCAACCGACCCAACTACGGAACGTCTAGTCGGGGGTGGTGAGGTGCCGTCACGTGAGGAGGCTCGTCGGCTACGCGCCAAGGGCCTTCTGCATCGCGAAATCGCGAAACGACTCGGGGTGCATAGCTCGACGGTCTCGCGGTGGCTCAACGGTCGGAAGCCAGTGCCAGCCGGTAGCTCGACGCCATCGGCTCGCAAGGTCACCGAGACGCGCCGCGCTAACGGTCTCTGCCCTCGGTGCGGTCAGACCCCGGCACCGGGGCGGGTGACGTGCGAGGCCTGTCTGGGGATTGACCGGGAGAAAGCCCGCGCCGCTCGTCGCCGGCTGGTCGCTGAGGTGATCGCCGCATATGGTGGAGAGTGCGTCTGCTGCGGCGAGAGCGAGCCGATGTTTCTCACCGTGGATCACCCGAACGACGACGGCGCGGATCACCGCCGCGAGCTGGGGATGGCGCGAGATCGCGGGCAGTCGGCTGGTAGCCACTTCTACATGTGGTTGAAGCGCGAAGGATTCCCGGCCAGGTTCCGGCTGCTGTGCTTCAACTGCAACTCAGGGCGTCATCGGAACGGCGGGTTGTGCCCGCACCAGCGTAAGCGGCTACGGGCGGTGGCCTAGTGCCTTTGGGCGATGTCACCGTCCACACCGCGACTCCGATCCTCACCACGACCAGCGAGGACGAAGACACCTGGGTCGAGGGCGAGCCTGACGAGACGACCAGCTTCGGCGTCGTCTTCGACTGCTTCTACATGCACGGCCGGGGTGCCACTGAGCAGCCAGCGGTGCCGCGGGGCCGGCGCAAGGTCGAGGGGCCGACGATCATCTACGAGTCCGAACGCGACGATGGCTCGATCGTCCAGCTCGTCGCTGAGGACGAAGTGGTGATCGACCCCGGCGATGATGAGGGCATCTGGGCTGTGCTCGGGGGCGAAGGCCAGACGGTGAAAGTCGGCAACGAGGAGATCCCCGGTGTCCGCTTCCAGGTAGACGGTGACCCCGAACCCTTCCAACCACCCGGCGAAGTGCTGGGCTTCCAGGCTCGGCTCAAGCGGGTGGTGGATTGAGCACCAAGATCGTCAGGGACGGCGGCTACCAGCCCACTCGTGATCCCGGTCCGGTACCGCCCGAGCTGATTCGCAAGGCAACCTGCAAGAACTGCGGCCGCGAGCCGTGGATGGGGCGGCCGCTGCACGACATTGGCGGGGGGCGCAAGGTCTGTACCGACTGCTTCTGCTTCTTCTCTCGCATCGACCCCCGCGATCCGGCCGCGGAGCGCACCGCCCGCAGCGGTGATCCTGTCCACCTCAGGCTCGATGAGTGGCACGCTGCTGGCGAACCTTCGGTGCCGGTCCCGCTGTCGGATACCACTGCGGGCTTGCACGTCGAGGAGCATGGCTGGCCGCCTCGCTGGTTGGAATGGCTGTGCGGCTGGCTCAAGCGGGTGGTGGACTAGGTGGCGGGTGCCGCAGACATCGAAGGTGTGGCGCTGCGCCAGCTACGGCAGGAAGCCAATCTCCCCGACGACGTGCAGGCGAAGGCGATCGGCGCGGTCCTTAGGCGCTGCGGCGACGACGAGGATCTGGCTCTGACAGCGCTCACCATGATCCCGGGCCCGGAGTGGGTCTCCGAGTTGCTCGGCCTGCATCCCGAGCGGAAGGTAGGGATCTGATGCCGCGCAACGTCGAGGGCCGCCGCGTCGAGACCGCCGAGGAGATCGAGCAGGGCGGCGACTACGTGGTCAAGTACGCGCCCGACAGCAAGGTCATCGCCGCGATCGTCTTCGCCATGCCGGGCTTCTCCGAGCGCGACTCTGGCGCCCCGCTGTGGAACCGCATCGCCGGCCAGGGATCCTCGGACCCGCGCGACCGGGTGCGCTGGGAGATCACCGAGGACGAGCAGGGACGGGTCACGGTTGCCCCCTCGATCAAGGCGCAGTGGCCCGAAGGTGAGGAGGGTGAGCGCAAGCTCTTCCACGCCTACCTGCGCGATGGCACCTGGGAGGTGCTGGACGACACAGCCGGGGCGAGCTGGTAGCCGTGGGCTACAAAGCCGACGGCGATCTCGGCACAGACCTCTTCCCCGAGCGCTTCATCACCGAGACCGCCGAGGAGATCGCCGACGCCGTGGGCGACCGCTTCCGCGACGGCGTGGCAAAGCGCACCCCGGTCGCCCGTCTTCCCCAGGCCTACACCGGGGACTTCATCGAGTGGATCAAGGACCGCGGTGGCCGCACGCCGCGGACCATGCGCGACTCCTGGCGCCGCTCGACCGTCAAACGCAACCCTGACGGCACCCTCACCGTCGAGATCTACAGCGACGAACCGATGGACAGCCAGGGTCGGCAGAAGGCCGATCTTGTCGAGGAGGACACGCGGCCGCACCTCATCCGGGCCAAGCGCGCCAAGGCCCTGCGCTACCCGTTCGGGCCGGTCTTCCGCTACAACGTCGAGGTCTGGCACCCCGGCACCCAGGGCGTCCATATGTGTCGCGACACCGAAGCCGAGATGGAGGTGGCGTGGGAGACGATCGCCCGCCCGATCCTGGAGCGCAAGGAGCGCGAGTACAGCGACGTGTAGTTTTGTCGCGATAGAGTCGAAACGTACCGGCGTACCCGTCGGGGGTTGATAAGGAGGCGGGGAAGCGTCGCGGGCGCGGCATGATCCGAGTCCCCCGAGTGCCGGAGTCGCTGCCGTCGAGGCGGATGAAATCTCGGCCACTCCTTTCGGGGGCAGGCCGTGGCCTCGGCGGGAGCGACGCCCGACCGCGAGTATCGTGTTCCGCATGGCCGACGATCCCGAGGTCCGCTTCACCGATGACCCGGATGCCGCTGCTTGGCGCTACGACCGCGCCGCTCACTTGCTGACTCTCAGCCGACCGAAGGCGCGGGAGCAACTTGGCTCCGAGACCTCTGACCCCGTAATCGCCATGCTCGGCCTCAGCGACTGGAGGGACAGTGGCCTGGGCGGTTGACGACGTGAAGCGCTCGGTGCGGCGCTACCTTTCGATGACGCTCGAATCGCCACCGTGGAAGCTGCGGGTCGAGCGTCGCGAGGTGAAAGACGAGGAGCGCCCGGTCGGCGTCGTCACCGACGGCCCGATCACCGTGGCGCGCGCCCGCGCCGCGACTCCCCAGGGCAACGTCGAGGAGATCATGCCGGTGACCGTGACGCTTTACCCGGCGATCGCCAGCGGCGACGTTGACGGGCTGCGCGCTGGCCGCCTCGAAGCCGACCAGCTCAAGGCCCAGCTCAACGAGCTGCTCAACACCGGCCTCACGGTGACGACGAAAGAGGAAGGCCGCGTGCGCCATTGGGCGGGGCCGTTCCGGCTCCCGCTCTGGGACTACGCCGACGTGCCGCTGAGCGGCGAGGATAAGGCTGGCCCCGAGGACCCCCACGACGTGCTCTGGGTGGTCGATGGGTCCACAGCCGTCGATGCGATCCAGGACCCCGAAGACGCCCGCCGCTGGACCGTCGTCGCCAACTTCCGCGTCTCGATCGAGCGCCCCGGCCGCGTCCCCGGCGAGGACGAGGTGATGGACGTGGAGGACTTCCAGGGCAGCTTCGTCGGCGAGCCTTGATACTCTGTATCGCGCTGGCCTGTTCTAGTCGTCCGTAGCGGGACTGTGGGCGTGGCAGCTACCACGTCTAGTCGATCCTCCGGCATTGGGTCTTGGCCTGATCATCCAGGGCCAACAAGAGGGAGGAGAGAGCATGGGCCAGGGAATCGCAAGATTCTGACCCTAGAAGGGCCTCCCCCGCGGAGGCCTTTCCGGGTTAAAGGGGATAGTCCGATCTCATTCAGCGGTTTCACTTTTGGAGCTGGCCTATTCTGCGCACTCGATGGGCGACCAGCCGAAACCGGGTTCCTCCCCACGCAGCGGCGACGCAGCCGCGCAGCGCAAAGCCGAGGAGGAGCGTCAGGCCGCCGAGAAGGCAGCCACCGAGGCCGCTGAGAAGCGCGAAGCGCTTGACCTCCCAGCCGACGCCACCGACGAGGAAGTCGAGAAGGCCGAAGAGGCTGCCACGGCACCCTCGGAGGAGGAGGAGGTCCAGGAGGCCGAGGGACCGCAGCGCTACCCGGTCGAGGAGCTGCTCGAAAACGCCCGCACGCTGACGGGCTTCTCCCGGCACCTCCTGGCGGGGGCGCTCAGCGGAAAGGACCGCGAGACGTTCACCGTCGAGGAAGCCAAGGCTGCGGCCAAGAGCTTCTCCAAGCGCAAGGTGGGTGAGGAGGAGAAGTGACGACCCTCCAGCGCCCCGACAATCCGGGCACCTACATCAGCCTCGTCGGCGAATCCGCCGTCCGGCCTCCTGCCAACGTCGCCTCCACCGTCGCCATCCCGATCGTCCACGATTGGGGGCCGATCGGCTCCGACGAACCGGGCAGTGACGGCAAGCAGGGCGGCGTCCAGCTCTGCGAAGTCTTCGGCAACTTCGACGCTCTCTTCGGCAACTCCGACACCGACGGCCGCGATGCCGCACTCGGTGCCTTCGTCGGCCCTGGCGTCCCAGGTGAGCCGGGAGCAGGCGGCGTCCTGGTCTACCGCATGGCGACCAGCGCCGCAAAAGCCTCGACCAAAACGATCAAAAACACGAAAGAAGCCCCCGAAGATGCGCTGGTCCTCACGGCGGTCTACAAGGGCGAGCGCGGCGATCGGATCTCCTACGTCATCGACACCGATCCCACCGATGAAGCGAAGGCCCGGCTGCGCATCCGCTTCGACGGCGTGGTCCAGGAGCGCTACAGCTACGCCAAAACGGACATCACCGCCCTGGCGGCAGCGATCAACGCCCGCTCCAAGTACGTCACCGCCGAAGTGAAAAAATCCGGCATCGCGCTCGCCACCACCACCGGCACCGCGCTGGCCGGCGGCAACAACGGTGACGAAGTGACGGCGACCGAGTGGGAAGAAGCACTCTCGTCCTTCGAGTTGCAGGACTTCTCGATCTTCGCGCCATTCGACCTCACCGACGACGAAGTGATCGCGATGGTGCTCTCCTGGGTGGAAACCCAGGCCGCGCAGCAGACGCCGGTCTTCGCCGTCCTCGGCGGGAAAGACACCGAGGACCTCACCGAAGCGATCGAAAAAGCGGAAGACATCCGCAACGAGCACATCGTCCGCGTCGCCGGAGGGAAATTCCACGACGACTTCTTGGACAAGGACATCAGCACCTCCAAGCTCGCCGCCCGGATCGCGGGCATCCTCGCCGGCCGCGGCGAAGAGTCCTCGCTCACCTTCGCTCCGATCGCCGGTCTCAAGCAGGTCGGCTCCACGATCATCGGCACCGACGAGCTGGCGCTTGCCGCCGAACAGGGCCTGACCGTCTTCCGCCGGGCTTCACGTCCGAACACCGACCTCGTGATCGCCAAGGGCGTCACGACCTACACGAATCAGACGGACCCGACGAAGCCCTACGAACTCTTTTCCGACCCGCGCATCGTCCGCGTCGCCGACCTCTTCCTGCGGCGGATGAAGGAGTGGGGCGACGAGAACATCATTGGCCCGACGCGCGTCATCGAGACCACGAAGGCGGCTGTGAGGCAGCGCGGTATCGCCGAGCTGTCCGACCTCGAATCGCGAGGCATGATCCTGCCTGGCACGAGCGAGGCCGACAAACCCTTCTTCCGCATCGTGGACGACCCCGGCCCGAGCCTGGAAGACGCGATCGTCTTCGAGTTCGGCTGGAAGTTCGCCCGCACGACCAACTTCTTGATCGGCACCGGGAAGGTGAGGTAGCCCATGCCCCAGCAGGCATACCCAGGACCCAAGGGCAACCTCAAGCCACGCCAGCGTCGCGCTGGCCGCGCTGGCAAGGTCTGGATCAACGGCCGCTTCATGGGCGACATCCTTTCCGTGCAGTGGGACGTGGAGATCGAGCAGATCCCGGTCGCGATGCCGGGCACGTGGCAGGACGGCACCAAGCCTGGCGCCGAGGCCCGCCGCGGCACCTTCCGCTTCCAGGACGTTGACGACGAGTGGCGTCGCCTCGTCTGGGGCTTCTGCCAGGCCCGCAAGCAGGGCAACCGCGAGCTGGCCGCCGAATTCCCCGAATTCGATGTCATCACCGAAATTGACGACGTGGGCGCGCCCGCGAAGACGCGCTGGTCGCTGCTGAGCTGCCAGCTCTTTAGCTACTCCGGCGGCTTCTCCCAGGAAGACCAGCTCCTCGTCCGCGACGTGCCCTTCACCTTCGAGGACGACCTCCCGCTGGACTCGTTCGTGTATTCAGACGCGGGAATCACCACGTATGAAAATGGCTGAGGATGCCCTCCTCGGCCTTTTCGGATAACGCCTGGTTCTCCGGCTTCGCTGACGGCGAGGGCAGCTTTGGGATCTACCCGACTTACCGGCCTCACGGCGGCTATACCCCGCGCTTCGCTCTGCATATCCGCGCCGACGATCTCCCTGTACTGGAGGAATTGCGCGCAGAGTTCGGCGGGTCGATCCGGTTCCGTTGCACGCAGGCCGAACGGGGCGAAGGAAGGCCGCAGGCCTACTGGACGGTCAACGGCAAGGCTGACCTTGCGCGGTTGGTCGCCTACTTTGATCGTTTCCCTTTGAGGGCGAAGAAGCAGCGTGACTATGCGATCTGGCGCCATGCCGTTCAGGTCTACCTTGCCAACGGCTATAGGGCCAGAGAGCTGCCAGCGTTGTACGAGGCGATCGTTGCAGTGCGCGACTACGAGGCACCCGATGCTCTAGCTCCCGAGGCAATCCCAGAGAGCATCGCCTGATGCCAGCCGTTGATTACGCCGCAGCCTGGCACGACCTGGCGCGCCGGCTGGGCGAGAAGCCACATTGGGGCACGCGCGATCTCTATGCGCTGCTGACCGAGGTGGCGGCCGACCACGAGGTCCCCGAGGATCTTCTCCAACGAGCACTTCGCCTCCACGGAGGGGCGTTGACCATCCAACTAGTCCCCGAGCCGGGGGCCGATGACGAGGGCGGTTTGCCTGCCCCCGCCATGCCGCCCGAGCCGGGGTCATCGACCGGCGGAAGGAGCCACGATGAGCGAGAAGGACAGAAAACAGCACACCCCCCGAGCAGGTCTGGGAGGGGCAGCGACCCCCCCACCGCCCGGAGAGGTGCAGCCACCGTCTCCGCCTGAGCCAGAGGCTGAGCAGACCGAGCAGGAGCGGGAAGACCAGCGTCGGCGTGACCTGGGACTGCCACTGGACGCGCCGGAGGAGCTGGTCGCCGCCGCCGAAGGGGACACCCCGGCCCGCGACGACGAGACGGGTGATGAAAAGGAGGCCACGGTCCTCGACTTCCTGCTGGGGCCGACGGTCCCGCTGGAGTTCGACGTGGACACCTTCATCGACACGCCGAGCGGCCGCGAGAAGCTGGTCTTTCACATCAAGCAGATAGACGACACTCGGATTGACGAGCTGGAGAAGGATCACAGCGAAGGCGAGGGTCCCTTCCGGCGCGTCAACCGGATCATGCTCAACGCGGCCAAGGTCGCCGAGGCAACGGTCTATCTCGAAGACGCCGACGGGCGTCGGATCGACCCCGGCGCGCCTGAGTTCCGGGGACCGATCCCCGACCGGGCCGACGCCTTCCGCGGCCGCTTCAAGTTCCAGCCGGGCATTCTCTCGATGGTGGCGTCGGAGATCGACGCGGCCGCGGGGATGACAAACGACCGGGTGGGCACCGCCCGGCGGGCGCCGACCGGGACGGCAGAGAAGAGCATCGCGACCGCAGTAAAAAACTCCTAGGGCGGCGCGGTCCGACGTGGACGCTCTATTCTCAGTGGCGGTTCCGGGGTATAGCGCCCTGGGCCGCCTGGCTGAGAACCCAAGAGGAGTGTCCCTGGCCCTCGCGGGGGCGGGCGGTCGAAATCGGCTTCGCGATCCACGCCGCCGAACTGGAGAGGACAACGATCGACATCGTAGAGGCGCTCGGGGAGACAGCGGGATGACCCTCCGCCAACGCTTCGACGCCAAGTGGCAACTCGATCCCGAGACGGGGTGCTGGCTGTGGACGGCAGCGACCAATCTTGGGGGTTATGGACTGCTCCGGATCACTGAGGAAGGTCAGCGGCGGATGGAGGTCGCATCAAGAACGTCATGGCAACTCTTCGTCGGCCCCATTCCCGACGACCTATGCGTCCTCCACCACTGCGACACCCCGCCCTGCGTCAACCCCGAGCACCTCTTCCTCGGGACAAGGGCCGATAACGCGGCGGATCGTGACGCCAAGGGCAGACATCGGCATGGAACACGACGGGGTGAGGAGCACAGTAACGCGCGGATCACGGAGATGATCGCTAGGGAGATTCTGGCTTTGCGGGGGGTGGGCCTGAGTCAGCCGGCGGTGGGCGCTCGCTATGGGGTCAGCCGTCAGCTCGTCTCGGCGATATGGCGGGGCGAAGCCTGGGCGCATCTAGGGGGGTAGTCGATGGCGGTTCGAGGATCTTTTGATCTGAACGACAAACCCGCCTCCGAGGCCCTCCGCAGCATCCGGCGCGAGGGGGCGCTCACCGAGCGCCAGATGCGCAGCCTCGGCGATGCAGTCGATGATGTGTTCTCGACGGCCAACCGGGAGGCAGCGCGGGCTTACGAGCGCGATCTGCGCTCCGTCGATCGCACCGCCGTTCGTAGCCTCGGCAACCTCCGCCGGGAGTGGCGCACCACCGAGCGCGAGGTCCTCTCCTCGGTCGCGAAGCAGGAGGCTGAGATCGGCAGCCTGGAGACCTCGCTGCGCAGTCTCGGAACCGTCGATGCTCGCCCGAACATCAACCTGCATGGCTTCGCCGAGGCCAACGCCCAGATCGACACCATCGAAGCTCGCCTGCGGTCGCTCGGTGCCGTCACCGCCAGGCCCAACGTCAACGTCTCGGGGGGCTGGCGACCGCCCGGCAGCTCCGGGGGCAGCCGCGGCGGCAGTGGCTTCGGCGGGCGGGGCCTCAATATCCCCTTCGCCGGCCGGATCCCCTGGCCCCTGGTCGGTGGTGCTCTCGCTGCCGCTCCGCCGCTCGTCGGTGGCGCCACGGGCCTGCTCGGCAGCGCCGCTTCGGCGACGCTCGGCCTCGGTGCCCTCGGCCTGACCGGCGGCGGTGTCGCCGCGGTCGGCGCTGGCACCGCGCTCCCCAGCACGATTATGGCCGCCAAGGGGATCTCGGCGGCAAGTAAAGCGTTCGAGAAGTACCAGCAGGAGGTCATCCAGTCCGGCCCCAATTCCGAAGCTGCACGCGTGGCCTTCCGCGAACTCAACATGGAGCTGCGCGACGCCCCGCGAGGCACGCGGCGCTTCCTCGCCTCCCGCCAGGCCCTCGGCCGGGAGTTCGCTGCGGCGACGCGACCGGGGCAGGCCTCCGTGGCGGCGATGGCTACCCGCGGGATCAACCTCGGGCGCCAGCTCACCCCGCTGACCGGCCAGCTCTCCAATCGCTTCCTTGGTGAGGCCCAGGGCCAGACGGACCAGTTCGCCGGCTTCCTCAACGACCGCCGCTCGCGCGACTTCTACCGCGCGATGAGCGCTGAGGCGACCGCCGACCTCAGCTCGATGGAGTCGATCTCCGAGAACGTCCTGGCGACGATGATGAACATCGCCCGCGCCGGGCGGCCCTTCTTCCACGAAGCCGTCGAGTTCGTGGACGACTGGACGGGTGGCTGGAGCGAGGGCACCCGCGACATTCACGACACTCGGCGCGAGCTGGGGCAGATGGTCGATGACCTCCGCGCCTGGGGCCACCTTGGCGGCGCCGGCTTCGACCTGATCCAGGATCTCTTCGGGGCTTCGCGCCAGCCCGGCACCTCATTGGTCGAGAGCCTCACCGACCAGCTTCGCGAGTGGGACCGCTGGGTGGAACGCAACCCCGCCCAGGTCAGCCAGTTCTTCGAGGACTCGGCCGAAGGCACGGAAAAGATCGCTGGGGCGCTCTCGCGCATCACCGGGCTGCTGTGGCGGGTCAGCCGCCAGCTCACCCCGCTGCTCGAACAGGGCGCGAACTTCGTAGAACTCCTCGGCAACGCTGGCCTGCTGACGCCCGGCGGGCTGCCTCTGCTGCTCGGGGCTGGCGCTGGCGTGCGCGGGGCCTTCGGACGCGGGGGGGGTACGGCCCGTGGTGGTGCTGCTGGCGGTGGTGCCGGAGCGCCGATCATCCTTGGCGGTGGTGGCGCGGCGGCAGCGGGAGGCTTCGGCAGCCTCTTCGATCGCGAGACCTATGGCCTCGCCCGTGGCTTCGGCCGCGGCCGTCTCGCCTCTACCGTTGCAGGACTCGGGGCGGGTTCGAGCGGGGCACGCGCGGCAGCGGGCGGCCGCAGCTTCGGTCGCAGCTTCGGTCCCTACGCCCTGCTAAGCGCTGGCCTCGGCGCCGCTGGAACCGAAGGCAACATCTGGGAGCGCCTCCAGGGCGGGATCAGCCAGGCCTCTCTCGGACTTGTCGCCCCACCCAAGACCCAGGCGCAGGAAATGGACGAGGGGATGCAGGAAGCCGCCCAGATCAGTGCTCGGCTCGGGCGGCGCTTCGGTGATGACCCGTCCGGCCTGACGCAGCAGATCCACGCCCTGCTGCGGCGCCGGGGAGAGGCGATGACCCCCCAGCCGCACGGCGGTCTGACCGGCTTCCTCACGACGAGCCTCAACCCCGCCGATGAATTCTTGACGCGGCCACGCTTCCTCTCCGACGAGGCGCGCCAGCGAGCGCGTGGATTCACCGGCCAGATCGGCTCCCTCCGCGAGCAACGCGCCTCGGTGGTCTCTCAGTCCGCGCTCGGGGAGATCCAGGGTGCTTTCGGCATCCGAACCCGCCACGGCGAGGACCCCGGCCAGGCCTTCGAGAAAGCCGCCTCCTCGATCGAGAGTCGTGCCGGGAGGATGAAGGGCCGCACGGGCCGTGAGTTCTCCCAGATGGGCCTCAACTGGGCGCGCTCGATGGCGCGCTCAAACCCGAAACTCAAGGGCGCTGTCGATGACCTCGCCCGCTCGATCGAAAACCGCCTCAACAAGACGGGCGAGAACGTCCGCATCATCAACGGCCGGATCGTGGACGTGTCGGCGAAGTCTTGGAAGAACGTCGCCGACCTGATCGGGACCCAGACCCAGCGGGCCTACTCCGAAGCCAACGAGAACCTCACCGCCCTCGAAAAGCGAGCTTTCACGATTCTGCGTCAGATGGGCTACTCCCAGGGCGATGCGAAGGCCTTGGTCTACGAAGCTCAGCACGGCCATCCCTCCCGCCAGCGCGGCCAGGAACAGGCGACTGCGCATCACTTCGGGCGCACCCTGCCGACCACAAGCAGCATGGACGGGCGCGGTCATGCGACCGGCGGCAGGCTCCCAATGCCGCGCAGCGGCTCTATGCACGACGTGCTTAGTCTCGGCGGCGGCAACATGGCAGCCGGCGGCGAGCTGGTCGTCGGCCCCAACGTCGCCAACCGCCACACCGAGCGCAAGATCGACCGGATGCTGCTCTCCTCGCACGGCACCACGCTCGCGCGGGAGATCGGGCGGGAGGGCCGCGCCCACTCCGAGCCGTTCCGCGGTCCCTTCCGCGAGTACAACGCCGCCACCGGCTCGATCTACGCGGCCGCGAAGCTCGCGCAGCGGCTCGGCCTGAGCGTCGGCGAGGGGCCGGGCTTCGGCGGTGTTCCCTCCAGCGGCCATGCAAGCGGCTCGCTGCACTACTCGGGCTTGGCCTACGACGTGAGCGGCTCTCCCGATGCGATGCGACGCTACTTCTTCTCTGCGCTGCGCTCCTTCCGCGGCTCGATCAACGAGTTGTTCTACGACCCGATCGGCTGGTACATGGACGAGGGCCACCGCGTCCCCGGTGCGATGGGCGGTCACTCCGACCACGTGCACATCGGCTTCTTCCCTGGCGGCGCTCACATGCGCCGTGGCGGCCTCGGCGGCCTCGGCGCAATGGGTGGCCGCGGCGGTGCGATGCCTAGGATCAATCTGCGCGGCAACCGTTCGGGTCTCGGCGGGCTGCCTGGCGCCGCGGCGACCCGAGGCAACGAGATGGCTGCCAGCGGGATGAGTCAGAACCTCAACAGGCTGCTGCGCGGCAGCGGCGGCATGGCTGGGCCGGCCCCCCGCGGCGGCTCGATCGAAGCGCAGATCGCTCGGTCGCTCCTCCGCGGTGGCCTCAACCGCGTCGGCGCCGCTGGCATCATCGGCAACGCCTACGCCGAGTCGAGTCTCAAACCGGGCGCGACGGGCTACGGCGGCGGCGGTCTCTGGGGCTTCACAGCCTCACCCAACAGCCTCGCCGACCTCCAGGCCTACGCCGAGCAGCGCGGGCGCCCCTGGACCAACGCAACGCTCCAGACGCAGTTCTTGCTCTCCCACGTCTCGGGTGGCCTGGTCTCCCAGCTCAACGCCGCAGGGACGCCCGAGGCGGCCGCAGCGCTGTTTATGAGCGAGTGGGAGCGCCCCGGCATCCCTCGTCAGGGCGTGCGCGAATCCGCTGCCCGCCGGGCCTTCTCTCACTTCTCCCTCGGCGGCCAGATGCGCCGACCGGGCTTCGCCGGCTGGTTCGGCCGCGGCGGCCACTTCCGCGTCCACAACCCGACCCTCTTCGGTGCCGGCGAGCGCGGACCCGAGGAAGTAAGCGTGACCCCGCTCGGTCACGGCGGCCGCAAGCGTGGCCGTGGCGGCGGCCGGCCGATCTCGATCTCGGTGAAGACCGGCCCAATCACCGTCGGCAACGGAGAGGACGCCCGCAGGGTCGGACACCGGATCGCCGAAGGCATCGAGGACAGACTGGCCGACACTCTGGAATCCTCGGATGGTGTCGCAGAGAGTGAGCTGACCGGATGACGAAACGCGGACACCCCCGACCTGGCCTCCATGCCCGCCTCCGTCGAGTGTCGGGCCTCACCCCGCGCTCGGTGCTCCGTGATCCGCTGTCGATGCCCGTCGTGATCGGCGAGGAATTCACAGTCGAGGAGGAAGCGCTCTGGGAAGAGTTCGACACCGTGAGCGCCGGCCGCTTCGCGCAGGCCGCCGCCGGCAAACACGCGGTCGCTCTCCGCACGGCCTCGATGGAATCGCTGACCCTCACCTGGGACCCCGGCTGGCTCACCAACCCCGACCACGACCCCGAGCGCGTGCTCAGGGAGCTGCGGAAGGTCCTGCGCAAACGCGCCGTCTTCGACCTCCTCATCGTCAACAAGCCCGGCGCCGACTACGCCGAGTTCGCCGGCTTCGCCTCGATCCGGCGTCTGGCGATCACGCTCAAGGCGGGCGAGCCTGACACCCGCTACCTCCAGGTGGACCTCTCCGCTCACCGCCGGATGTCGAGCCGGCGCCGCCGCCACGGCCGCACCGCCAACCTGCCGACTACGGCGGTACTCGACAAAAACGACACGCTGCGCTCCTTGGCGCTGCACTACTACGGCAGCGGGGAGCAATGGCGGTTGATCGCCAGGGCCAACGGGATCACGAAGTGGGGGTCGGAGACGCCGCTGGTCGAGATGGGCCGCTACAAGGCCGGCGATCGGATCAAGATCCCGGCACGCCCCGTCAACAATGGGGGCACCACCGCCGACACCCGCGGCCTGGTCGGCCAGGCGGTCGAGGTCGGTGAGTAGCTCATGGCCTCGACGGGGAAGCGCCAGCGCGCGCAGTCTCAGCGGGGCCGCCTGCAAGCGCCGAACCTGAGCGCCCACTACAACCGCCGCGCCCGCTCGATCGAGCCAGGGGACTTCACCTTCCGCGTGCTGCTCGTCCGGCCCGAGAAGCCCCGCCCCGACCGCTACATGACGCTCGACCGTGCCAACACCGACTTCGAATGGAACGACGGCGAGGGGTCGGTGCTGAGCGGCTCGATGTCCCTGCGCCGCCCCGGTCCCCAGCGGGTCGCCTCGGTCCCGGTGCTCTACGGTCACCGGGTCCGCTTGCAGCTTCTGTGGGGCGGCCGCTGGCAGGTGATGTGGGATATGCAGGTGCGGGAACCGCCTCCGGTGGATGTCGGCACCGGGGTGCTCTCCGTCGAACTTGCCGACCCCCTCTCCGCGCTGCACATGAACCGCAAGCAGTGGGAGTTCAAGAAGGACAAGCGCCACCCGAAGGGCTGGACCGCCGACGAGATCACCCGCGCTGTCTGCCGCGACCAGCGGGTCCGTATCGGCAAGCTCGCCCAGGGCAGGCGCCGGATCAAGAAGCTCAAGCTGAAAGGGTCGGGCCTAGAGGTCATCCGCAAGGCCTGGGCGCAGGAGAAGGCCAAGTCCGGCGTTCGCTACGTGATCCGCTTCCGCGATGGTCACCTCACCGTGCTCGCCTTCGGGCGCCCCGCGACCGCTTACGTCATCAAGGGCATCCCGAAAACAGCCGAAACGTCGGCCTCGGCCCCGAGCCTGCACCCGACCACCTCGATCAAAGCCAAGGGCCATCTCAAGATGGGGGGCGGGAAAACGAAGAAGATCGAGGAGATCGTCCGCAGCAGGGCCGCCGTACGGCGCTTCGGCTTCTCTGAGGACGAGAAGGACTACGGCCGCGTCGATAGCCGGGCGGAGCTGCGCGAGGAAGCCCAGCGCGACCTCTCCGACGCCATCCAGGTTAAACGCTCCGCCGTGCTGACGATCCCCGGCATTCCCTTCCTGGAGAAGGGGTCGATGGTGATCTGGAGGACCAACGAGCCGGGCTGGCATGGCAAGGTGGGCGACACCGATCGCGACCGCGCCTTTGCATTCGTCACCTCCTCTCGGCATAGTCTCGGCCCAACCAGCTATGACACCGAGATCACGCTCTCCCAGGACGACATATATTTGAAAGACCGGGAACGTCGTGATGAGGAGCGTCGTGACGACAAGAAGAAGGAGCGCCAGGGGCGCAAAGGCGGCAACCAATGACGGTGACCAAGGACCAGCTCGATCTCGACCTGATGAAGTCCAGGCGGGTCTTCGCCGTCGCTCAGGAGGCGTTTGCAGGGGCTGTGCTGCGCGTAGCAGCCGCAGACGCGACGATTGGGTGGCACAGTACCGATCTGCACCCCGAGACCGGCAGCGTCGCTCTCGTGCGTGAGGACGGTGACTTCGCGGATCTCGTCGGGGAGGTCATCTCCGTCACTCGCCGGCTGCCCACCGAGACGCGGGTGGTCTATGCCTACGTCCTCGGCACCGCGTCGATCCTCGATGACCTCTCGCTGGCACGCCGCGCCTTCATGGGCCTGGGCATCCTCACCAACGAGCAGCTCTCCTGCTCGATCGAGGTGATCGCCTGATGGGCGACCGCTTCGTGGGGCAGATCCGCCGGGTAGCCCGCGAGGAGGCCCACCGGGTCTCGCCGCCGACGATGCGATTCAAGATCACCAAGGTGAAACCGAAGATCGTCCTGGAGGCGCTCGGTTCCGACCTCGTGCTGACTCAGGGCGACGACGACCTGGAGCTGTCGCGCATCGTCAAGAAAGAAGCCGAGGTTGGAGACATCTGCCTCGTCTCGACCCACGTCTATGAGGGCGGTCACACCGAGTACACCGCCCACGGCCTGATCTAGAGGGTCACCGGCCGGGAGACGACTACCCTTACCTGCGATGCCGGAGACCTTTACCGACAATCCCAGCTTCGAGCTGCTTCCCGCCGAAGACGAGGACCTGATCTCGGCGGCCGACCAGCTCGAAGCGGCCGAGGCCTCGATCACCGACGACCCCTTCGGCGACGATGCGGCAGCCGAAGAGCCGTCGATCCCGATGGGCCGAAGCTGGGCCTGGGACCCGATCAGCGAGCGCTACGTCCGTCAGGGCACGGCGCCAGCCGAGGTCCGTGGCCGCGATGCGCTGCGCGAGTGGATCTACGCGGCGCTGAGGACCGCCCAGGGCGTCCACCCGCTGCTCCCCGACGACTATGGCATCGAGGACCCCGACGACTGGATCGGCGTCGTAGACCCCGCCGACGCCCTCTCGACCTTCGAGCCCCGGGCGCTGGAGGCCCTGGTCCAGCACGACCGCATCGAAGACCTTGACGACCTCACCGCCCGCTTCGATCCGTCCACGGGGACCATCACGATCAGTGATCTCATCGTGATAACCGACGAGGCCGAGGCCGTCCCGCTCACCGACATCGAACTGACTCCCAATTATTGATCGTGGCCGTCACCGAAGACCTCCTGAGCCTCTTGCCCTTGTTCTCGACCGAGACCGAGGGCGCGATCCGCGAACGCTTCGACGCCTGGGCCAACGAAGGCATCTCGGTAGAAGACGCCAACGAGTGGGTAGACACCCGACCGGGCAGCTTCTTCTTCCTCAACACCGAGCCGATGGTCCGCGAGGTGGCACGTGCCTACGACCTGATGGGCACCGAGTTCGTCGGGGCCTCCTTCCCCCTCTACTCGTGGGGCACCTATCTGGACGACCTCGCCGCCGGCTACTCGGTCGAACGCCTGGCGGCGACGCAGGCCGGTGGCATCGTCACCTTCACCGGCCCCGAAGGCACCACCATCCCCGCCGGCACGACGCTCGGCGTCCCCGCTGCCGTGGAGGACGCCGGCTTCAAGGAGTACGAAGTCACCGAAGGCGGCGAAATCGGCCCCTCGGGCAAACTCGATCTGCCGGTGGTCTCCGTCGAGGCCGGCTCGGTCACCAATGCCGCAGCAGGCCAGGTCACCGAGATCCTCTCGACCATCGAAGCCGAAGAAGAAGTCACCGCCGTCAACGACGACCCGATCGTCGGTGGCACCGATCCAGAGACGGACGAGTCGCTGCGCGAACGGCTCCTGGCGGTCTTCGAGGGCCGTGGCCCCGGCAATGTCCGCGACTACGAAATCTGGGCGCGCTCCTACGGCGGCGTCGGCATGGTCACCGTGATCCCCGTCTGGAACGGGCCGGGCACCGTCAAGGTGATCGTGCTCACCGACGAGGGCCAGCCAGTCTCCGCAGAAGTGGTCGAAGGCCTCCAGGACTTCCTCGACCCCGTGGCGGGGAAAGGCTCCGGCCAGGCTCCCGTCGGCCACACCGTCACCGTCGCGACCGCCGAAGCGATAGACGTGACGGTTGCCGCAGTGATCGAGTTCGAGGAGGGCTACTCGCTTACCGGGAGCGGTGGGGAGACCGCCCTCGAAGAAGCGATCATCGCTGCGATCCAGGACTACTTCGCCTCGGTGCAGCCCGGCGAGGAGGTCGTGCTCCAGAAGATCTCCGCACGCATCGCCGCCTTCGACGGCGTGCACGACCTGAAAGAAGTCAAACTCAACGGCTCCGCGAAAAACCTCTTGCTGGACGCCGACCCCGCGCAGATCGCTTCGCTCGATGTAGAAGGGTCGAGCCTCAAAGAAGGCGAAGTCTGAGCGATGCCACGTGTCCTCAGCGACGATGCGCTCGATCGACTTCGCGAATATCCAGGCTGGAGCCAGAACGCCCCCGAGCATCACGCGATCGCGCTCGTCACCGCCAACGAGTCGGCGAGGCTTCGGGAACATGCGCAGGAAGTCCGCGACGGCCTGATCCCGCTCCACGCCAACGAACTGACCCTGCCGCTCTGGGAGACGATGCTCAGGCTCCCGGTCAATCCGGAAGGACAGAGCATCGAACAGCGCCGCGCTCGGGTGCTCTCCCAGCTCCTCGCCACCCCGCCCGACCCAGCCGGTTCCTCCTGGGAGGACCGCATCACCACCCTGATCGGCCCCGGCTGGAGCTACGAGGAGGAAGAAGGCCCCGGCGAAGAACAGCAGCGTCTTCGAGTGAGGGTCGCCGCCAGCCCCGGCTCGGTCGCCTTCGCTTTTGCTCGCCGCGTAATCGAACGGGAGCGCCCGGCCGCCTGGGAGCTGATTATCGAATCCGAAGAGGGCTTCACGTTGGATCTCTCAGAACTGGACTTGGAGCCGTTCGGCTCCTAGCGGGTCGCCGGGCGCTGCCCTCACCCCTCGGCGGCGGGATCAGAATCCGGGGCGACCTAGACTCGCCGGGTGCCGCTCGACCACGAATTCGATCGCGAAGACGTATTCCCGAGCTGGTTTCCTAACCGGCTCCAGGATTTCCTCAGCGCGGCTCGCACAGACCTTCGGCTGAGCCTCAAATCCTCGACGGTCGTCCAGATCATCCCCGACGAAGCTCTCGGCATCGCAGCGGTCGCCATAGATGGCCGCTGGCGCTTCATCACCAAAACGATCGAACGGGTCCACCCCGGCGGTGCCAAAGGCACCTACGTCATCTGGGCGATCGCCACCGACAACGACGTTGACAACACGCCGGACCCCTTCACCGATCACACCGACTACGCCTTCCAGCTACGGATCACGAGCGGGGCGAAACCCACGGGTGAAGGCGTTGAGGTCGTGGAGAAGATCGGGGAGATCGACTGGAGCGGAACCGAAATCGAAGCTCTCCGCCAGACGCACAGCGCCGTCACCGGCCCGATGTTGGCGGACGGCGCTCTATCCAGCGAAGCACCCAGCGACATCACCTGGACGCGAGCAGCAAACGGAGGCTTGATCGCAGGCTTCAAGGCCAACTCGGTCGGCGCCACCGAGTTGGCCGACGAAGCCGTGGACACCAACGCGCTGATCGCCCTTGCGGTGACGACGGCGAAGATCGCGGCCGAAGCGATCACCGAAGCCAAGCTCGCCACCGGCTCGGTCGTCGCTGCCAAGATCGCTGCGCTAGCAGTCGAAACCGCCAAGATTGCCGCGAAAGCGGTGACCGAAGGAAAGCTTGGCGACGAAGCGGTGAACACCGGCCAGATCAAGGCGCTGGCGGTCACCTCGGCCAAGCTCGCGGCCGAAGCGGTGACCGGGGAAAAGGTCGGCGCGCTGGCGATTACGGAAGCCAAGCTCGCGGCCGAAGCGGTTAGCACAGCCAAGATCGCAAATCTCGCCGTCACCGAAGCGAAGCTCGCAAACGAAGGCGTCGCCACGGGGAAGATCAAAAACCTCGCGGTGACCGCAGCCAAGCTCGCCGAAGCAGCGGTCGAAGAAGCGAAGATCGCGGATGGGGCGGTGACATCGCGAAAGGCGAAACTAACTTCCGGCCTAGCCAAAATGACGGCTGACAAAAAACCGGGCGAAGCCTATGAAGACGTTGAAGGGGCCAGTGCCACCTTCACGCTCGCGGTGAAATCGTTTGTAATTGTCGAGGCGGTATGGGATATGGAAGCCACCCCGACCGGCGAAATGATCGGCACGATGCGCTTCGATGCTGCCGACAACGCAGCGACGGCTCTCCTCAAGTGCAAAGGGGAAGCGGCTGTCGATGGCGAACGTGCCACGGTGCCGCAGGTCTACCGCGAAGAACTCGCGGCTGGCGAACATACGATCAAGATGCGGGTCAAAAAGGTCGGCATCTCGGGCGTCTCGCTCTATGCGGCCGGAACCCGCTTCACGTATTTCGTCCACGCAGCCTAGTAGTTGATCGCCCGGTGGACTCTGAGGGGGTGCCGCCGCCGATGGTGCCTGCGATGGCGACGAGGTTTAGCAGGGCGGGCTTCATGCAGCCGGGCTTCACAGCCAGGGAGGGCCGGCTTAAACGTGAACTTCCAGTACATCGGATTCGATTCGTCCGGGCTGTGGCCCAGGTGCAGCACATGGCCGTACTCATGCAAGACGATTCGACAGCGCACTTCGCGGGCCTTGGCCGGGATTAGCCCCGGTTCGGCAACCAAATTGTTGAGGGCAACGACTTCTTCGAGCTTGGCGATAGGCGTGATTTTGACTAGGCATTCGACCTCTTGCACCCCTTCGGGGAATTCACCGTCTCCGGCAAAGGTCGTCTGCCCGGCAACTCCAAGCGGCAGCGGGGCTTCTTCGAAGCGTTCAGACGAGCACCACAGCGAGCGTGACCAGCCCCAATATTCCTTCGCGACTTGGATGTCATCGTCCATCGTTGGAACTGCTGCGGAGGCTTGCCCCGCCACCGAGGCCAGCACAATGCCGAGGAGGAGGGCGCAGCGGAGAGGCTTGGTCATCGTTTCGCTCCTTCAGGAGTCGGGTTCGGGTGGTGGCCCAGATAATAGCAGGCAGGTAAGAAACTTACCAGCCATCACTCCCGGCCTGGCGGTTTCCCTTCTGCGGGGGGAGTAGTCTTCCGTGCCGGTGCCAGCACCCTCGTTTACCAAGAGCAGCCGCGGCCCGCGGGTCAAGAAGCTCCAGAAGGCGATCAAGGAAAACCTCAAGCACCGAGGTTTCGACCAGTGGGCCGACGGGATCATCGTGGACGGCGTGCCCGGCCCGATGACCTTCAAGATGGCCCGCCTCAACGGCTCGATGCGCGGCCTCTCCAAGCAGCAGCTTCGCAAGATCGCCAGGGGCACCCTCACTCGCCATGCCGAGCTGATCTTGCTCGGGGAGAAGAAACGCTCGCGCGCCATGAGGAAGCGCGAGAAGAAGCGCGCTCACCGCTTCAAGCGCATCCTCCACGAGTTGAACAACCCGCCCCGCGGCGACGGCATCGTCACCTTCGACGGCAAGCCATGCGCGAAGGAAATCGCCTTCTGGCTCCAGAAAGCCCGAGACAACGGCTGGGGCGGCGAACTCGTCAGCGGCGTGCGCTCGCCTGAGCACTCCGAGGACCTGTGCTTCGGTATGTGCGGGGCGCCATCGTGCCCCGGCACCTGCGCCGGCCGCTCCTCCAACCACTGCTGCCCACCGAGCTTCAAGTGCAAGGAGGGCGAGGGCGCGGCGGACTGCTCCGACTACCTCAACCTCGCCGTGATCCTGCGCCGGATCGGCGCTCCCATCTTCAATGCACTTCCGCAAGATAGGGTGCACTTCAGCTATACGGGAGCCTGATGTCCCGCCCATGCGAGCCAGGATGCTCCTGTGGCCGACATCGCCGTGATCCAGCCGTGAGCAAGAGGGTCGCTGAAAAACTACGGGGCCGCCCGAAGTCAGCCACGCATCGCGCAAAGCTCGCAGAGGCCAACCGGCTACCTCCCCTTTCCGCAGAGGATTTCTGGGAGCAAGTCGAGCGCAGGGCCGAGGACAAGTGCTGGGAGTGGTCGGGGACGCGCTTCCAGCAGGACGGCTACGGGCGCTGCCGAGGGAAACGTGCTCATCGGCTCGCTTGGGAGTTCTCCAACGGACCAATTCCCGAGGGTCTACAGGTGCTCCACCACTGCGACAACCCCCCCTGCTGCAACCCGGCTCATCTGTATCTAGGCACCGTCATTGAGAACGTCCGCGACCGCGTAGAGCGGGACAGGGGCGTCAAGGGCGAGCGGGTGAATACCAACAAGCTGACTGAGGATGAGGTTCGTGCGATCCGGTATCTCTGTGACGAGGGCTGGGTTCACCGCGACATCGCAAACGCCTTTGGGGTGACGCCAGCAATGGTGGGGTATATCGCCCGTCGCCAAAGCTGGCAACATCTGCCCGAGCATCAACTACAGGAGGCAGCAGCATGATCTTTGGATATACCTTCCCCGAGGTTCGCAAGGCGGTGATGTCCTTCGCCATCTTCGCCCTCACCACCCTCGCCTTGGTCTTCGTCTACGACCCCGGCATCAAGGACGCGATCATCGTGGTGCTCGGCAACGGGTTCGCGGTCGCAGCCGTCTTCTACGCCCCCAAGTTCTCGGTCGAAGACCTGACCAAGATGGTCGGGCAGCTATTCGGCTCGGTGCAGTCTCTGCTCACCTTCTTCGTCGTCATCGACCCGAACGTGTGGGTCGTCATCGGCGCCGTCGTCTCGCTGATCCCCATCGGCTACGCCGTCTTCAAGACGAAGAACCTGGAGCCGATCAACGCTCTCGTGCCATCGCCGGAGTTCTTCGGGCCACCCGAATCGAGCGCCGAAGCGAAGAAGACGACAACCGCTTCTGCTCCACCCGAGGGGTAGGGCGATGCCGACCCGCGACACCTTCGCTCGTGCCTTCCTGCGCGAGATCGAGGCGCCGGTCAAGCAGCACAACTTGATCGCCCTCGTCGCCTGGATGCAGGCCGAGGGCCTCGGGGGGTCCTACAACCCCCTCAACACCACGCTGCATATGCCGGGTTCGACCCGCTTCAACTTCGCCGACGTGCAGAACTACGTTGACTTCGACCAGGGCGTGAGGGCCACTGCCCGCACGCTGGTCGAGGGGGCGCACAAGGCTGACGACCCCTTCGGCTATCGCGCCATCCTGCGCCGTCTGCGCGCGAACGCGCCGGCTCGCTACACGTTGAAGGCGGTCGAGGTGTCGGCGTGGGGCACCGGTGGACTCGCCCTCGCGTGCCGAAAGCAGACGGTGAATCACTACGACCACTTTGCTGCGATGCCCATCGCCACCTGACCTTGGGCGGCCGCAGTAGCGGCGAGCAGGTAGACTGCTGTCTGAGACCGATCGCCTTCTTCGCTTCGGCGGGGTTCGGGTGGTGATCGGATAGCAAACGGGCGCCCCAGGGCGTCCGTTTTGCGTTTGATGGTAAGTTTCAGACCACCACCCGAATCCGCTACAACAGGAGGCACCATGAGCACGAAGGCGACGACCCCGGAGATCATCTCCCTCGCCAGCACGTTCTCGGCCGACGAACAGGCCGCCATCGCGAACTTCGCGGGCGTCACCATCGACCACCCCTCGTTCCTGCCCTACCTTGGCATCGCAAGCCATCTCGGCCTCTCGCCTCTTCTGGGCGAGATCTGGCTGATCGAGACCCAAACCTTCGACCGCAGCACCGGGCAGTGGGTCGCGGCTCTGCGCCCTGCGGTCGGCCGCGATGGCTTCCTCAAAGTCGCGCGGCGCAGCAAGAATGTCATGGTCCCGCCGCGCTCCAACGTCGTCTGCGCCAACGACTACTTCAAGTTCACCGACAAGGGCGGCGATGTCGAGATCGAGCACTCCGTGACCCTCGCTGGCAGCGATGAGGAGAACGAGCTCGCCCATGCCCGCGGGCCAGTCCTCGGAGCATGGGCCAAGCTCTACTACCGCGACCGCACTCCCCCCTTCTTCTACTACGCCCCGATCGAGGAGCACGGCAAGCGTGGTCCGACCGCTCAGGACGGCGACGAGCCCGTAGATGATTGGATCGGCGCCTGGAGCTACACGCACGCGATGATCGCCAAGTGCGCGCAGTCCTACGTGCTGCGCATCGGCGCCTCGATCACCGGGGTCGTTCCCGCCGACGAGATCCATGGCATCGAGATCATCGGGGGCGGGGCTGGCAACGCCTCTAAGGCTCGCTCCGTCCCGGCTGACAGCGAGGGGATTGTGCACGCGTTGGAGAACGTCTCCGACGAGACCAAGGAGAAGCTGGTCGCCGCCCTGGCGCGGGTCAACGAGCTGTCCCCGTTCTCCTGGGCGACGGCGAAGGTCTCCGTGGTCCTCGCCGAGGCCGACGAAGAGGCCGCCAAGGGCGTGCTCACCGACATCGAGCGCGAGATTGAGAAGCTCGAAAAGGATGAGGTCCGCGCGTGAGCGCGGACCTCATTCCATTCCCCGATAGGTCGATCACGCTAGATGAGGTGATCAAGCGCTGGCCGACCCTGCGCCAGAGCCTGCTTGCGGACTTCGATGACTGCTCTCTCTTCTCCTACTTCGGGATGCGCTACACCCAGGGCTGGAGCACCCACCCCCAGGCCCGAGGGACGATCTTCCACCGCTTCGCTGCCGAGTGCCTGCGCACAATGCAGACCCAGGACTCCGAGCAGATGCCGGTCGGCTCCGCCCTGGCGATCCTAGAGGAGGTCCTCGAACAGCGCGGCGTCCCCTCTCGCGACCTCGTGCGCCTCCCGCTCCGTGAAATCCCGGTCCTGCGCATGGCCGCATCGAAGTTCGCGAAAGACAACCGCTTCACCATCCGTAACGTCTGGGACATAGAGAAACGGCTGGAGGCGACCCTCACCTACGCCGACGACGAAGGCACGCTGCGGCCGCGACAGCTCACCGGGAAGCCCGACGCGATCGTCCTCGATCCCGATCGCCCGAAAGACGGGCTGATCGTTCTCGACTTTAAGACGACCTGGGCGCTGCCGCCCGAGCGGGAAGGAACCGAGCGTGACGCCGCCGAGAAGGGCCTCTCCTACCACGGCTACTTCCAGCAGCGCTTCTACGCCTGGCTAATCCTCAAGACCTACCCGAAGATCAATTGGGTGACGCTGCGCGAGTTCTACGTCTACCGCTCCAAACCACGACAGGCCACTGTCCACCGCCGCGCCCTAGAGCAGATCGAGGAAGAGCTGGCGAACCTGGCGCGCGACTTCGACCGCGCCGCCGCCTACGGCAAACCGCCGAAGCTCCGCTACCCCGAGATCCAGGAGTCGCCCTGGGAGCCGTCGCCTGGCAAGCATTGCCAGTTTTGCCCTCTTCGCCACCGCTGCCCGATTGACGACGAGGTGCTGAGCGCGATCGCGATCCAGAGCGAGGATCAGGCCCGCCGCGCCGTCGCTCGCCTGGAGGTATCCGAGGCCACGACGAAACAGATCAAGGAAGCCGTGCGCCCCTACATCGAGGAGCACGGGCCGGTCGTCAGCCGCCACTCCAAGGGCCGCCGGGCCTACGGGCTGAGAACGAATAGCGCAGGGAAACCCGAAGCCAGGTTTTTTGTGCCGGAAGGGAGCGACAGGGCACCCACGCGACAACCCGAGGAAGATGGGCGTCTTGAGGATGCCCTGCGTCGAGCTGCTGAGGTCGCGAGAGAGGAGGAAGCGGCGTGAGATCGGTCGAAGAGCGGTTCTGGGAAAAGGTTGACCGGCAGGACGATTCGGACTGTTGGCCCTGGCTCGGGGGAACGCGCCGAGGGGGGTACGGGGAGTTCTGGGTTGAAGGAAGGATCGTTACTGCGCACCGCTTCGCCTACGAGCTTCTGATCGGGCCGATCCCGGCTGGCTTGGCGCTGGATCACCGATGCGAACAGCCGAGCTGCGTAAATCCATTCCACTGCGAGCCAGCGACCAACGTCGAGAATGTTCTGCGCGGGGCCTCCGGGCCAGCCGTGAATGCCCGGAAGACGCACTGCCACCGAGGGCATCCGTTCGATGAGGAGAACACGTATTTTCGGCCAAATGGTCGGCGAAGCTGCCGTCGCTGTTCGCGTGAGGACCGGCGACGTGAAAGGCTGGGCGCGTGATGATGGCCGTGCGCTTCTGGGAGCTGCTCACCGGCTCGGCGCTCTTCGGTGTCGTCCTCAGCCTCGCGACGCTCGACCCCGGCGTGCTCCTCTTCTCCGTGCTCCTCCTCCTCGTCTGCTGCGTGCACTGGAAGCGGTGGGGCTGATGACGGCCTCAAGGTTGTTCGCGGCAGCGTTGTTTCTTTTCGGTACCAGCCTTATAGGTCTTCTGACCCACCACGATGGCCATGAAATAGGTATCGCAGTCGGTGGCTATCTCGTAGGAGTCGCCGCCTCCTTGTTCGCAGCTTCTCTAGGGAAAGGCTGATGGCGCAGGTGCCCGTCGGCCTCTCCTGTCCCGAGGGGCACTTCAACGCCTTCGGCCAGCTCTGGGAGCCGGTGAAGGACACCGACCTCGACAAGCTCGCCGAACGGGCTGCGCTGCCGGCGGCGTGCGCGACGTGTGGCTCTGAGGCCCAGGGCCTGCCACACGTCGAGGGTCGGGAACGCGAACAGGATCGGTTGGCCCGCGTTGGCGGCCGCAACACCGCTAAGACCTGGAAGCGCCGAACTCCTGTCGGCGAGTCGGCATACACCGAGCGGACCTGCAAATTGGAGAGCTGCGGGAAATCGTTCAAGGTGTGGCGATGGAAGACGCCGATGCAGGCCTTTTGTTCTCGCGGGTGCTTCAACGCCTGGCAGGCTCTCCCAGAACAGCGGAAGAAGGCACGCGAAAAGCGAAAGGGCCGCCGTAATCCCAGGAATGCGGGAGCGAACAACGGTCGGTATAAACACGGAAAGCGAGTCGGTGGGAACGACCGGATTGAGGGCGAGCGCTTTCGATCACAGATGAAGGAAGTCTGCGAGGCTCCTTGGTGCGACGGCCGCGGGCCATTCGATTCACATCACGTCATCTACCGCCAAGAGGTGCGCCGCCGCGGAGGAGATCAGGGTGACCCGGAGAACTCGTTGACGCTCTGCCACGGGTGCCATTCCAGCCATCATCGGCGTGGCCGAGTGATTCCTTTGACCGCACTTCGGGACGAAAACATCCAGTGGGCATTCGGGCTGATGGGTGCGGCCGCCTACAACTACTTCAAACGAAGCTATGCCGGGGACGACCCGCGCATCGACGCCGCGCTTGCGGCTCTTGACGATCAACCCAAGTAAGGAGAATCCCTATGGCAAAAGACAAGCCCGAGATCGAAGACAGGGGCAAGACCCGCGACGGGAAAGAGAACGGCAATGGCGGCTCGATCGCCGATCGCGCCGAGGACCCACCTGTCCCCGAGGTCACCCCGCAGCCCCTCGGCCCCAGCGGCACGATCCCGATGCCGAAAATGCCGGGGCGCAAGCAGCCCCCGACCCGGATCATGGTCAAGGTCACCGAAGCCAAGTGCGAGGGCGCCGGTCAGCTTGACGAGGAGGCGGAGATCCTTCTCATCGTCCGCGGGAAGTACAAGAAGGCAACCACCGAACCGCAGTTCGACGGCGACGGCAGGGTGACCTCTCGCGACTACGTGCAGATGGTCCGGCCCACCTGGGTCGAGGACTTCGATGTCTTCCTCGCCGCCAATGGCCTCAAGGTCGTGCCGCTGGACGAGGCTGGGGAGGCAGTCGAGACCAGCAGCCTCCTCAACATCGAGGAGAGGCGCGTGGAGCGGCAGGGAGGCGCTCTCGACTGACGAATAGGGAGAGCGGGGTCACCGCCGACGCTCAGCCACCGCGAGCGTGGGAGGGCGGTGACCCCTCTATCCTTCTGCCACCCGAACCCAGAAGGAGCGAAGCGATGAGCATCGAGGCAGTGGTCGCCGTCGATCAGCACGCGACCGGCAGTGACGCCGAGAGGCTGATGCTGCGGGTCCTCGCTGAGTGGGCGAACCCCCGCGGCGTCATCGCCGACATTCACCCCGAGGACCTCACCGTCCCGATGGGCAAGAACACCCGCGGCGTCTCCGGTGTGAAGTCACGGTTGAAGAAATCCGGTCAGCTCATCGTGCTGGCCGAGGCTCACGGTGACCACGGTGAGGACTACGTGATCGCCCTTCCCGGTCTCGCCGGCCAGCCCCCCCCCGAGCCGGAGCCGGTCGAGGTCCCCGACGACCGCCCTGACTCGGTGAAGGCGAAAGCCTGGCGGGGGTTCTGGGAGGCGACCGATGGCCTGGTCCCGACCTCCGTGACGCTCTCCAGCGGCGAGATCCCCGATCCCGACCCCGACAACGCAGTAATGACGGACGCCCTCGACCTGCTCCGCCAGAAACGTAAGGTCGCGGAAAAGCTGGTCACACCCCGCGAGCTGGCGCTCGCCACCGTCTGCATCATTACCTTCAACCACTGCTTCGAGTGGGAAGGCAAAAAGGGCAGCGACTATGGCCTCGGTGCCAACCTCACCGAGATCGTGATGCGCGTCCGCGACCGCCCGAGTTGGGACGCCGCAGCGCACAAGCGGCTGGTCGAGTCAGCATGGCGAATTCGGTGGTGGGAGAAGCGCTCTGGCGCCCGTCGTCCGAGTCCGAGCGTAATTTGGTCTCCGAAGTCCTTTGAGCAGGTCGTGCAAGATGCGATCGCAGAGAAGGAAAAAGGCGAGCAGACGAGCCGGCGCCGCTACACGCGGAGCGCTGAGGGATGAATGAGCGACCTACCGAGACCATTCGCATCACCGGCAAGTGCGACGAGTGCGGCACCCCGGTTGATCGCTCCGTGCCCGTCTTCGTCGGCGGTCGCTTCGGCGACCTCCTGGTAAAGCACTACCGCGAACAGGCCACTGGCCTCGTCCCCGTCTACTGTGACCTCCACGAGGAGGACAGTGAGGAGCGCAAACGCGCCGAGCGCTCGGCGGTACGGCGCCTCGACTCTCGCTACAACCGGGCCGGCGTGCCCCAGCGCTTCCGGGAGGTCGAATGGGACGACTTCACCGACGTGGAACCTGGCTGCAGGGAGGCCCTGGAGGCTGTGCGCGCCTTCGCCGATGGTGACCGCAAGATGGGCCTGTGCCTCTGGGGCAATCTCGGGGTCGGCAAGACGATGATGATGGGCACCGTGGCGACGGTGCTGATCCGCTCGCAGATCCGGGTGCGCTGGATCGACGTGGCGCGCCTGCTCACCGACCTCCGTGGCGGTTTCAACACCCGTCCCTACAAACGAGCCTTCGCGCAGCTCGACCCCGCCGAGCCGGGCGAGGTGCTGATGCTCGATGACCTCGACAAGACGATCGCCACCGACCGCGAGGTGCAGCCGCTGTACGTGGCGATCAACGAGTGGAGCAATGCCGGCAACCCGATCCTGGTCACCGCGAACCGCCACCTCGACCACCTCGCCGAGGACCTCGGTGACCGCTATGGCGAGCCGATCGCCTCACGGCTGGTCGGCTCCTGCATCGACATCGAGGTGCGCGGCCGCGATCGCCGGCTGGATGAGGTCGGGGTCGCGGCGTGAGCTGGCCGCCGCAGCTCTCCGAGCTGCTTTTCCACGGCGAGGTCGTAGGCGATCCGAAAACGGCCGGCTCCAAGCGGGCCGGGGCCGTGCGCTCTACGAAAGCACCTAACCCTCACACCGGCAAACCGGACGGTAGGAGGCACGCCGTGCCGGTGTCTGCACGTGACGGCGGCACCACGGTGCGCACCTATGTCGCCGACTCCTCCGGCGAACCGGGGAAAAGCTGGCGCGGCGACATCCAGCGCGCCGTGCAGCAGATGCGCGAGGAAGTCGAGGGCATCGCCGCCGCCACCCAGGTCTACGAGTGCCCGCTGGTCCTGGAGGTCGTCTTCTTCCGGCCCCGCAACAAAGGCGACTACGGCACCGGGGCGGGCAGCTCGCACACCGTCAAGGACTCCGCGCCGGCCTTCCCGGTAACGCGCCCCGACGGCACCAAGCTCGTGCGCGCCTTCGAGGACGCGCTCACCTCTGTCATCTGGAAGGACGACTCGCTCATCGTCAGCCTGCGGTGGGACAAGCGCTTCGTCGGCCGCGGCATCGCCCCCAGCGTCGAGTTCAAGCTCTGGAAGCTGCCGGCGACCGTGGGCGAGAAGCGCCTCGCCGAAGCCGGGCAGGAGCAGGCGACGCTCGTCTAGTCTCTCGCCCTGGTAAGCTCCTGACCACTTCACCACCCGACGATAGGAGGATGCGATGGTCGATCGAGCCGTGTGCGCTGGCGCCGCGGTCGGAGCGGGACTTCTGCTGATCGTGCAGCAGGTCTTCGCCGACACCCCCACCTGGGGCCTGATGCTGATCGGGATCGTGCTCGTGGTGCTGGGCATCGTCGGCTGGAGCGACCTGCGGGAAGAGGCCTTCGCGCCTCGGGAGAACCGCTCGTGAACATCGGTAACCGCTACATCGACGCCGACCGGCTGCTGGAGCAGATCAACCTTGACGACCTGCACACGGCCAACGGGGCGTCGCTGACGCCCTGGCAGAAAGTCGAGCGCTGGCTCAAGCGCCAGCCCCGCGTCCCGGCCCTGGTCAGCGGCCAGGGCGCCGCCAAGATCATCGGCATCCCCCCACCGCATCTCTCGCGCTACCAGGACCGGCTCAACCCGATCCAGGTGGAGGGCACCCGCTGGCCGGTCTACGTGAAGTCCGAAGTCGAGGACCTCGCGAAGGAGATCAAGCGCGAGAAAGCTGCCAAGCAAAAAGCTGCGAAGAGCTGAGGAGGCCTTCCCCTATGAGCACCACCACCGTCAGCCGCACCTCGAACACCACGACACTCCGCATCGGGCCGGTGAAGACGCCGATCGCCCTCTACAAGATCACGAGCGAGTCGGCCGCGAAGGCCCGCAAGTGGGACCTCGCCGATGGCGACGGCGAACCGTGGTCCCCCCCCGCCGCGGCCGCCACTCCGCCCGAGCCGCAGGGTGAGCCGCTCGGCGCCCCCGCCGCGCCCGTCGGTGGGGCAGTAGCAGGCGGCCCGCCGCCGGCTGCCGGCGAAGGCGAGGAGCCGCCGCAGGGTGAGCCGCAGGGCGGTGGCGCTCCGATCGGCGGAGCCGTTCCGCCCGCGGGGCAGGCCGAGGAGCCGCCGGTCGGTGAGGAGGAGGCCGAGGAGGAGGCACAGCCGCGCAAGGGCATCCGCAAGGCCGACGGCGCCTTCGTTGACCTCACCGATCAGATCGGGGAGATCGCCGAGCGCGCCACGCTGGAAGAGATGCGGGTTGTCTCCTTCATCGACGTGCGCCACGTGCCGCGGGAGCGGGTCATCGCCGCCTACTACCTGGCAGGCGACTCGATGAACGAGGCGGCCAGCGCCGATTCCGACACCTGGCCCCCCGGCCGCCTGCTCCGCGTGATTAGCACGGCGATGCGCTCCACCCAGAAGGTCGCCGTGGTCCGCTTCACGAAGCGCAAAGGGCAGGCGCTCGGCGTGCTCACCTGGCGCCGCGACGGTGCCCTCGTGCTGCTGGAGCTGGCCTTCGCCGCTCAGGTCCGGCGCCCGAACGGCAAATGCCTCGCACACACGAAGGCCGAGGTGGTCTCCCCCGGTGCGGTCAAGGGCGCGATCGAGCTGATCGAGGCGATGGCCGCCAAGCGCGACTCCCTCGACGGCATCCGCGACGCGAGGGTCGTGATGGAGGACGAACTGATCGCCCGCGCCGAGGCCGGCGAGCTAGACGACTACGAGCTGGTCGCCGACCTCGACGTGGCCGAGGAGACCGAGCAGCTCGGCGCTCTCCTGGCAGAGGCCGCGAAGGTGACTGCCTGATGGCCGCGAAGAGAAGGATGGGCGCTCCCCCGGATCTACCGGAGGAGGCGCTGGTAGACGAGTTTGAGTTTCGGGCGGCTATCGCTGCTCAGGTTGGTTGCGAGGCTCGGTCCTCAGAAGCCGCCGAGTTCTGCACGGGTGAGAATTGTGCCTTTATTGAAGCGGCCCAAGCCCTCCAAGCCGCCGCCCCCGCCATCCGCAAGCAGGAGCGGGAGCGGGTGAGGGAGGACCTACGCGACCCTCTGGCGCAGGCCATTCACGAGCGGCACGGGGGGTTGCCCTGGTCTGACCTCGGGGATCGCGAACGTCACGGGTATCGCCGCGAAGCGGAAGAGGCCCTCGCCGCCCTCGACCAGGAGGCTTCCGATGGCTGAGGGTCGGATCGTCGCTCACCAGCACAATTGCCGCTGCAAGGGCTGCCAGGAAGCTCGCAAGCGAGAACGAGCGGGTGAACAGGAACGGACGCCGCCCTGGCCGCCAGCGAAACTGAAAGGAACCCCTCATGCCTGAGGGAACCCAGGACAGTCCGAAGGAGCGGTGTGGCGGAAGCGGGCGCATCTATCCGGCCGGGGCTGCGCCGGACTACCCATGCCCCGGCTGCCCCGACTGCACCCAGGACAGTTCGAAGGTGCCGGAGAAGCCATGGCCGCGAGTGGTTCTGCGGCGGCCTTTCCACGGCGCGGCCGACGACATACGAAGCTACTCGGTGCTCCCCGTTGGACATGAACGACCGCCCGAGCCAGGCGAACGCGAAGCCGAAACCTACATCCCCGTCTCCGCGCTGCTCTCCGATGAGATTGTAGAGGCGGTGGCTCGGCGTCGGTGGAACGCGAGACGCGAGGCCATCATCCAAAGCGGCAGCGCCGAGGGTCCTGGCGCGGCCTGGGACGACATTGAGCCGGACCCGCGCAATGGTCATGACGCTCGTGCGTCGGATTGGAATGCAGCACGAGACTTCGCTGCCGACCTCCAGGCCGCCATAGAGCAGGTAGGAGGTACCAACCGTGCCTAGCTCAGGCGAGGCAACAGTTCGCCGCTACCGCGAGCTTCCCCCGGAGGAGGTCGTGGAAGCGTTCAAGTTCGAGGGCGTCTTTCCGCTCGATTTCCTGACTGAGAAAGAGCAGGTCCGCAAGGCTCGCGACGGCGACTTCGCAATCGAAATCGTGGACATCGCGACCGGGGAAACCTGGATCGGAGTTCGCGAGGGCGAGTACGTGGTCCGCTTCCCGACGCTTGGCCTGCGCAACTACCAGGCCGATTCCTTTGAGGATGGCTTCGAGCAGGTAGGAGGTGGTCAGGGTGGGTGATCGCATCGGGGGTCAGCTCGCCCGCGAAGCACCGAAACGCATCCGAGAGGAAGCACAGCGACGACGCGCCGAGCGTGAGCAACGCAAGGTCACGGTGACGCTCACCGAGGCTGAGGCTAGGGCACTGCTTCGCTTCGACATGGACCCGCCGCCTGAGTGGCTCAGCGCCGAGACCAAGCTACGTGCCGTTCTCGCAGGAGGCAAAGACCAGTGAGCGACCGCAAGCTGGTTTCGAAAAGGCGCCACCGGGTCTACTGCGCCGCTCCTATCCAGTGCGGCTGGAAGGGCTACCGGATCTCCGATCGCCTTGGCGTTCAGCCCGCTTCGTGCCCTCGTTGCGAGGGGCAGGTGGTCCGATGAGCGACCGCACACAGATGCTCTCGGTGGAGCGACTAGAGGCGTTGGCCAGAGACTTCGAGGCCGGCGGCGCGGCGGAACGCGACGCCGATGAGCCAGGCGTGCCGTCGAGCGTCTATTACGACTGTGCGGAGAAGCTCCGCGCCGCCCTCTCCCAGCCAGAGCAAGAGGACCACGTCTGCTCGATTCATTCCCATGAGGCAACGGGCGGCGCAGTCGCAAGTTGCTCCTGTGGGTGGAAGGGCAAAGTTTGCGTTGACCGAGTCTCGGCTGAGCGGAGTGTTGACACGCATCGCGCAGCACGCCCTTCTCAGCCAGAGCACCAGGGGGAGAACGGATCGGTTCGCGATGCGGCGACGGAGGTGCTGGCACTCATGGACGAGTCCGAGTCCTCTTCGAAGCTCAGCCGAGACGAGTGGGTACAACAGGGCGAGCGTTTCTTTGCCGCCAAGGACGCTCTCGCCGCTGCTCTTGCCCACCCCCACCCCCCCACCCCAGTACTTAGCGACGAGGAGGGGGAGCGGCTGGAGGAGATCGCATACGGCCTCGAAACCGGCTACTTCCGCGACGAGTCCTCGGTTGTGGTCAAGTTCGCATCTGATGCCGCCGACCTCCTCCGCAACCTCGCCTCTCGGGGGCGGGGGTGGAGTCGAGGGGGGCAGTACGAGCGTTGCCCACGCTGCAACAGGCCCGGCACCCCACGGGGGAACTTCCGCGAAGGGACGGAGTGGAACTGCGAGAGCTGCGGCCTGCCGTTCAAGGTGATCGATCCCAAACCCCCGGAGGGAGCAGTTAAATGAGCAGCTCCAGCACAACGAGGCAAAGGACCCAGAAGGAGAGCACTGAGCCGACGGAGCGCGTGGTGCTGGCTGGCTTCGAGCTATCCTCGGAGAAGGTTGCCGACCTCCTGATCGAAGCCGGCTATGGGCAGACGCCCGACACGCTTGTCGGCGATGACAAAGGCAAGCGCCAGAAGCTGCGCGAGCAGGTTCTCAAGCAGCTCGCACAGAACGGCAACGGCAAAGTCGAGGTCTTCGCCGAGGTCGGGACGATACGCGGTGCCGACAAACGCAAGGCGATCGAGCAGCACGTCGGCGAGAACACCCTCGGTCTCTACCGCGCACCCAACCGCTCCGCCTGGAAGGGCGTCGTGGAGAAGCGCCCCCCGAAACAGACCGCCCCGGAAGTCACCGTCCGCGACGACTAGCCTCACTGCATGGCCCCGAAGAAGAAGACGAAGGCTGCCGCCAAGGGCAAGGCGGCGGCCCGGGGCAGGGTGCCAGGGAAGAGCAAAACCCCGAAAAAACCTGCTCAGAAATCAGCTCGAAAACCTGATCGAAAAGCTGGCAAATCGACCACCGCCGGCAAAGGGAAACCCGACAAGCGCAAGCGCAAGGGACCCGCCCGAGGCAAAGCCCGCAAACCCGGCAAGCGCCTCAGCGCGGCGCAGAAAAGCGTCCGCGACACCCTCATGCTCACCCGGAAGATCCAGGGATGGACCTGGGAGGAGCTGGCGGCCGAGCACAAGCTCTCGGTCACCGCCGTCCGGGAAGCCGTCGAGAAGAAGCGCAAAAGCCTGCCGAAGCTCCTCGACAAGGAGGCGGCCGAGATCATCGAGGACTTCGTGCTCGAACTCCAGGTGTCGATCGGCGACTTCGAGAAGATTGCCTCAGCGGCAATGGAGGGCGCCAACCTCCCCGTCGCCGTCGGCGCCAAGGCCCGCGCCGACGCTGCCCGCGACCAGCTCCGCGAACTGCTCCAGTCCGTCGGCACCCTGCCCCACGACCTCGGCACCCTCACCTGGGTCATTGACATCCGCGCTGTCGTGGTAGAGATCAACGGTGCGGTGGAGGGGTTCGCCGAGTCGATGCGCGCCCTCGGCCTGCCCAAGGACAAGCAGCAGCAGATGGACGAAGGTGTGGCGAGGGTCGTCGGCCGTCTGGACGAGATCGCCACGAGTCCCCAGACTGTTACTTCAAGCACCACCGAGAACGGAGGAGATCCCGATGGGACCCAATGAGGACGAGAAAGCCAAGGAGGGCGAGCGCATCGACCTCGATGAGCACGATCGCCTTGACGAGCGCGAGGGTCAGCTAGGCCCGCCGCCACCCCGCAAACCGGAAGGCCCGCCCGAGGCCGACGATGAGCGCCCCGCAGCCGCGTAAGCGCAAACGCAGCGGTGGACTGCTCGGCAAGATCTCCGGGCAGTTCACCAACGCGGGCAAGATCGGCGGCTCGATCGACCCGAGCACCCGGCTGATCGACCCGAAAGACGCGATGCTGCTCGGCAACGTCTCCGTTGCCGAGATGGGTATGGAGCGCGATGGCGGCGGCGAGCTGGTCATCGCGATCGAGCTGCGCGGCAAGATCAACACCACGGGCAAGGAGGTCAACCCGCTGGTCTTGGCCTCACCCGACGGCGCGGCTCTGCTCGTCGCCCAGATCATCGGCCTGGTTCGCAACGGCCGTACCGGCCCGGAGTTCGACCATGCCCTCGCTGCTCGGATGGAAGAAGCCATTGACTGAGGGGCGCGCTGAAACGAGCGTGCGGGGACAGCGCGGCCGTGGCATGGGTGGACACGCTGTGCCTAATGGTGGCCTGAGCAATGAGTGGTATACGCCGCCGGACCTCTTCGGGGCATTGTCGATCGACTTCGACCTCGACCCCTGTCATCCCGCCGAGCGTCTGGCCTGGGTACCGGCCGCCCGCACCTACTGCCTCGCCGATGACGGTCTTTCACAACCCTGGGATGGGAAGGTGTGGATGAACCCTCCTTATGGGCGAGAGACCGATGCCTGGTTGGAGCGTTTCGTGGAGCACGGCAATGGCATCGCGCTGATCTTCGCGCGCACCGAGACGGAGTGGTTCCACCGCTCGGCGCTCTCCGTCGAGATGTGGTGCTTCATTCGTGGCCGCCTCACCTTTGTCCATGCCAACGGCGAGCCGTCGCAGTTCAACGCGGGGGCACCGTCGATGCTCTTGGCAATGGGGCGGGAGTGCTGTGAGGCCGTGGCTGGCTCTGGCCTCGGCATCACAGTCGGAGTCAACGAGCGGGTTCCGCGGGCGCAGGCAACGATCTGGAGCCTCCGGTGACGGACGAGATCACCGGAGGTCTCCGCCGCCGCCTCGAACGCCGCACGATCAGTCCGGAAGGGCAGGGCCAGCGCACCTTCCTCTTCTTCGAGGTGGCGATCAACGGGCGCCGCGCTGACGCAATCTCGCTAGAGCTGTGGCGCTCTCGCGGGCACCTGATCCAAGGCTACGAGATTAAGGCCTCGCGCGCCGACTGGCTCAACGAGCTGCGCGATCCCGAGAAGGCCGTCCCAGCCTGCTCGGTCTGCGATCGCTTCTGGCTCGTGACCCCGCCTGACATCGTGCGCGAGGGCGAGGTCCCCGAGCATTGGGGACACCTCGTCGCCGAGCCGACCGGCTATCTGCGGCCCTTCCGCGTCGCCAAGAAGGCCCCGGAGCTGTCCGCCCTCCTCGACCGCTCCTTCTTCCTCACCCTGATGAAGCTCGCTTGGTATGACGGCGCAGGCCGCCCCGAGATCGCCCTCGATCGACCGAAAGGACTGATCCCCCGATGACGCACAACACCCAGGGCAAGGGGAGGGTCTATCTGCTAAGCGATGAGTTCCGCCCGTTCTCCAATGGCGAGGAATTCCGCCAGTGGCTCGCCCAGAACTGTGAGCGCGGGCACAAAGGTTGCCGCCGCTACAACCCGGAGGCGAGCAGTTCACGGCACGGCTGCCCGATAGAGGTCGCGCTTGCCAAGGCCTCCATCTCAGACGGCACGATCCCGGCTCGCACCGCACTTCGGGGCGGCTTCCTCGAAGCGGGAGCCAATGGTCAACTGGTCCAGCCCGACGAGCCATCTGGAGAGTGCCCGGAGTACAAGGGCTATGACGAGTCCGATGACAGGCCCCGCCGTGGCCCTCGCCCGCCTGCCGGCCAGGAAGACCTACTCGACCCGCGCAACGCTCCCACGCATGCCCCCTCAACACAGGGGGTATCGGGGCGATGATCCTATAGCGGTAAGCTTCTTACCAACCTGCCTCGATTTGTGTTAGGCTGCCCCCAGCACCACCCGAACCCGACTTCCTGATGGAGGCGAAGATGACTACGATTTCTCGCGAACACGACGGCAGCTAGCCTGATGGCCGAAGGCAGCATCTACCTCGCCCGCGGTCTCCAGCTCGACCCCGACTACATCGGCGGCGGTACCTTTGCCGAGCTGGTCTGGGCGGCGGGTCTTTTCGAGGGCGAGGGCACGATCACGATTGCCCGGCGCGGACAGGACGACACCTATCGCCTTCTCGTGCTCGTCTCGAACACGGACGAGGAGATCATTGACTTCTTTCACGACCGCTGGGGCGGGTGGAAGCAGCCCGCATATGGGCACCGACCGGGCCGTCGGCCAGCATGGAACTGGTCGGCGGCTGGACCGACAGCCGAGGTGTTTCTCCGAGGGATCGAACCGTTCGTGCGGTGCCACCGCGTGCGCGAGAAGCTCGACATCGGCATCGACCTGCGGGCGAACCAGTCACGGTCGAAGGCGATCCAGCAGATGCCCGGATACAGAGAGGTTCAGCGCGAGTTGTACGCCGAAATGCAGGTGCTCAACCGGCGCGGCGTGCCCGTGCTCTTCCTGGAGGGACGCTGATGGCGCCGATGTTCGCCATCGACAGGGAGATGACCGGGGGCGCCCCGGTTCGGGTTCACCTAGAGACGATCCCCACGGTCGGCCGCCGAGAAACCCCGGGCAAGAAGCAGCGGTGGGTCGCCGAGGTCGGGAAGCCATCGGATACTTGGTCCCTCATCGGCCGTGGACGCACGATCAAGGACGCCATCGCCAACCTCGGGCCGCGGGCCTACGAGATGGACTTTGACTCGATCGCGTGGAGGACTAGGCACATGATCGGCTTGGGGGGCGACGATGCCTGATTGGGGACCCGGCTTCAAGCCCGGCACCGACCGGCCAAGCTGCATCCACCACGGCGAGGAGTTCCTCTCCGGCGGCGTCGATGAGCACGACGTGGGCTACACCGTCTGTCTCGCCTGCGCTGAGGCCGACGGGAGGCTGACGGCGAAGGGCGCCCGCACGCTGGAGGACCTGCGTGTCAAGGCCCCGATGCCGGCCCTCACGCTGATGCAGCCCTGGGCGACGCTGATCGCCCTCGGCCGCAAGAAGATCGAGACCCGCGGTTGGCATCCCCGCGAGAACCCCGGCGTGCTGGCGATCGCCTCCTCCAAGAAGATGATGAGCCGCGCGCACCGCCGCATGGCCTCTGAGCAGGAGCCATTCCGCTCCGCCCTCGGCGACGCCGAGCTGCCCTCCGGCGTGATCGTCGCCGTCGCCGTGGTGACCGGCTTCGAGCGCACCGAACAGATCAAGGTGAGCGGCGCCGAGGCCCTCTTCGGCGACTTCTCGCTGGGCCGCTGGGCCTGGCACCTCGGCGAGGTCGTCGCGCTCGATCGACCGATCCACGTCAGCGGCGCCCGCGGTGTCTGGAAGGTCCCGCGGTACTTCATGGACAACGATGGGCGACCAGGCCCGCTCGTGCGCGCGATCGGCGGCCGCAACGAGTACCGGCGGCTCTTGAGGTCGGTGCCTGGGCGATGACGCGCCCGCTCTTCGACCTGCTCGCCGACGCCGAAGCCCGCCGGGCCAAGCATCGCCGCGACCTCACCCAGCTCCGTATACGGGAGGCCACCAAACAGTCCGACGCCGCCAAGCGCCAGCGCCGCTCCCGCGCCCGCAGGAAAGCAGTGCTCCGACAGTCATGATGGAAGAGCCAGCGCGGCTTCGAGAGCGTCCGCATTGGGGGCACTTCCCGATCCCCTTCGTCACCCACGTCGAGGTCGGCGGCCGCCCGGACTTCCGCGTGCACGACGACGAGCGCCGCTTCGAGTGCGCCCTGCACCGGCTCTGCCAGCTCTGCGGCAAGCCGCTGATCCTGGAGCCGACCGTCTTCGTCGGCCAGCACCCGCAGCGGCTGACCTTCGGCGAGCCGCCGATGCACGAGAGCTGCTTCGAGTTCGCCTGGAAGGTATGCCCGTGGCTGGCCGGCGCCGGCTGGTCGGATCGCTGGCGCACCGAGGCCCGCGACCTGGAGATCCTGCCGTCGCCTCCCGACACCGCCGAGGTGATCGTGCTCTGGGTCAACGGGGCGTCGAGCTGGCGCTGCCAGTCCGACCCCGAGCGCGAGGGCGGCTGGATCTGGGTGGTCGAGCCGACCTCCTACTGCGGCCCTGCCGCCTCCCCCGCGGTGGTCTGGGCCGAGTGTCGCCGTCGAGACGTAGGCTCCTCGGTGTGAGCAAACCGCGTACCGCTCTCGTCTCGCTGCGGCTTCCCTGGCTGTACGGGGACAAGGAGCAGTCGCCGAAGCCCGGCTCGACGGCGCTGCTCGACGCGGTGCAGCTCCGCGCCATCCGCGGCGTCGTCCGCCGTGCCCGCAAGCTCAAGATGATCTCCGAGGAGGTCGCTGTCCGCGAGCTGGGCGAAGTCACGAAAGGCCTCGACATCATCGCCGCCGGCCCACTGCGCGACGTTGGGGCCTGGTTCCCACCGGGCGAGTGCGTCCCTCCGCCGCGGCGCGAGCCGCTCGACCGGCGCCGCCGCAACAAGGCGGCACGGCAGGCGCGCAAGGAGCAGCGTCGGAAGCGGAAGGGGCGATGACACAGCCGGCGCCACGCCGATCGCTTCGCCAGCGGGCTTCGGCGGGAGCTGAATCCGCAGGGCAGTAGCTTCCAACGCACGGCATGACCTGCTCGCCACTGGAATCCAATTGAATGAACGGGCAGGACTTGCTACCGCCCCGGTTGCTTCAAGCCGCTGGCCTAATCATGCTGTTTGGCTCCTTCGGATGGTGGGTCTTCTCTGGCAACGAGTCAGCCCTGCTGGTTGGGGCGGCGCTCTCGCTGATCGGCCTTGGTTCCTATTCGCAGGCCGCTCAGTCCCTCCGTCGGCGGAACGGCAACAACGGAAACGGCAACAACGACGGCAATGCGTGATGACGGACGCGCGAGTCAGAATCAACATCGTCTTGGTCGCAATCGCGGCCTCTTACCTGACGATGGGCGCAGCCAACTCCTCGCTTGCCTCCTCGCTTTGGTGGGTATACGCGGTCACTTCGGGCGTGCTGGCTTCGGTCAATCTCTGGCTCGCCCACAAGTCACATAGGAAGAGGCGATGAGCAGGGAGGAGCTGTCCAAGGGTCCGCTGACGCGCGAGGAGTATGAGGAGCGCCATAAAGCGCTCCAGGATAAGTACGAGACCTTCTCGGGGCGCGTCTACCGCGCCTTGGCGGTCTTCTTCGTGGGCCTGCTGCTCACCGGAGGGGCAGCCGCCTACCTCATTGGTGAGAACACCCAGCGCACCGAGGAAATCAACGATTCGCTGGTCGATGGGTGCGCTCAGAATGGCGAGCCTCTTCGAGCTGCGGTGCGTAAGGTCGGCAATGCTCTGATCGAACAGACCCAGCGCAGCATCAACGAGAGCATCGGCTTCGAGAAGACTGGCCTCATCAAAGAATTTCTCCCCAACTTCACTCCCGAGGAACGTCACGCCTTGGCGGTCAAAAGCCGCGAAAACTATCGCGAGACTAAGACCGAATTGAGCGAAGCGAAGGCTAAGGTCAAGCCCGTCAATTGCGAGGCGCGTTATCCGTCGAAATAGCCGAGGGTGGAGTCTCCCCCTTACGCAGGGCTAGGATTTCCCATGTGAAGACCTCGCGCACGGAACGCCCACGATGGCGCTAGCCGCCAAGCGCTTCGGCGCTGGGCCTGCTCAGGGCCTGCGGGTGCGGGACGTGCTCGGGGAGGTGCGTCGAGAAGCCGCTGACGACCAGCCAGTGCGCCGCTCAATGCGCGAGTACGGCATCCTCATCCCGGAGGCCTCGCGCGGCCCGCTGCGGCTCGATGACTTCCCCTTCCAGATCGAGCCGTTCTACTCCGACGAGATCGCCGAAGCCGAGGATGTCGTCACCATGAAGAGCACCCAGATCGGTGCATCCTCGGGCATGGTCCGGTGGGCGGTGCGCCTCGCCGATCAGATGGGGGAGACCGTCATCTACTTCTTCCCCACCCAGGTGCACGTCTCCGAGTTCGGGACCGAAAAGCTGGAGCCGTCGATCAAAGCCTCCGACTACCTCCAGCGCCGGATGCCCCGCGGCCACACCCGCAACAAGTCCCAGAAGCAGATCGGCCTCGGCTTCCTCTACCTCCGCGGGATGCAGTCGAAAGCCGCCGTGCAGTCGATCCCCGCCCAGGCAGTCGTGATTGACGAGTACGACGAGTGCCCCCCGCAGCGCATCGAGGAAGCCGAGAATCGGATCTCCGGCGCCGCGGGCCTCGGCAAGATCGGCCGCGTCCGCCGGCTCGGCCGTCCGTCGGTGCCCGGCTACGGCATCGACGCCGCCTTTCAGGAATCCGATCAGCGGGCCTGGATCGTCACCTGCCCCGAGTGCGGACACGAGCAGAAGATCACCTTTGCCGACAATCTGCGCTGGCACTCCGAGGCGGCTGGCGACAAGATCCTGCGTCCCGGCCACGACGAGTTCGAGAAGCGCAAGGACGTGACCTCGGCCTGGCGGGTCTGTAGGAAATGCGAGGCCAGCCTGGAGGGCAAGCCGATCCGCACCGGCATCTGGGTCCCACAGTCTCCCGGCCCAGGCGCCATCCCCGGCTTCCACATCCCACGCTTGATCGTCCCCCGCACCGATCTCCGCCGTGTCGTCGTCAACTCGCGCAAGACGAAGGTGATCGAGATCGAAACCTTCCACAACCACGATCTCGGCGAAGCCTGGGCGGCTTCCGACGCGCGCCTCACCGACGACGACCTCGCCCGCGCCTCCGCTCAGGGCATGGAGCCGCAGGCTCGCTACACCGGCCGCTACCCGGTGACGCTCGGCCTCGACGTGGCCTCCGAGCGGGACCTGAGCTGTCGGATCTCCGAGCTGCTGCCCGACGGCACACGCCGTGCCCTGCGGATCTGGGAACCAAAGGACTACGAGGAAGTCGCGAAGGCAATGGTGGACTTCCGCGTCCACGTCGCCGCGGTGGACTCGATGCCCGACCGCCGCGGGATCGGACGGCCCCTCCAGCAGGCGTTCCCCGGCCGCGTCTTCCTGGTCGAATACGACGACAACCCGCGCTCCGACGCCTGGACCTACGACGACAGGCGGCAGGTGATTCGCGTCAACCGCACCGAGGCCCTCGACGCCATGATGGACTCGATCCGCTCGGTCACCAACATCCCAACGAAGCCGATGCCGGCCGGCTACATCGAGCAGATGAAATCCCCGGTGCGCAAGCTGGAGGAAGACTCCAAAGGGCGCCCGCATCGGGTATACCGCAAGACCGGGACCCAGGGTGACGATTGGGCGCATGCCGAGGTCTATGATCTCGTCGCCGCCGAGATGCTCAACGCCCTCACAATGACCCAGCAGCAGCAAGAAGACGGCGAGCCGCAGATAGTCGGCGCGCCCGAGCCGGTCTCCCTGGGCTGGGGCAATACCGACTACCGACCGGGCTTCGGCGAATGACCCCCCGCCAACGCTTCGACGCCAAGTGGCGCCTCGACCCCGAGACGGGGTGCTGGCTGTGGACGGCTGGTTGCACGTCGGGCGGCTATGGGACCTTCGGCGTTCGGGTGGACGGTCGCTGGCGCATGATGCGCGCGCATCGCATCGCTTGGCAACTCCACGTCGGCCCCATCCCCCCAGGCCTATGCGCCCTCCACCACTGCGACACGCCGCCTTGCGTGAATCCCCAGCACCTCTTCCTCGGGACGCAGGCGGAGAATAATCGCGACATGACGGCAAAGGGGCGGCGCGCGCCGACTGTCGGTGGCGCGAATCCAAACGCTGCTCTGTCGGAGGCTGAAGCGCTTTCCATCCTCCGATTGAAGGGCAGCGGCCAACGACAAGCCGATGTGGCCTTGAGTTTCGGCGTAACGCAGACGCAGGTATCACGGATTTGGCTGGGGAAGGCCTGGGCACATCTCAGTGGGGTTGCCTGAATGGCCCGCGTCTCGAAAGCCGATATGACGGAGAAGAACCCGGCCGAGTGGGTGGCCGGGGCGAAAGCAGCTCGTGCCGCCCGCAAGAACGTCTCCGATCAGCTCACGAAGCTGATCGAGTCGGCCGACCTCACCGGCTCCCGGCCGTTGGTCGCCCGGCGCATCCGCGAACTGGCTGGCGCTCAGCGCTCCGGGGACGTGGCAGCCGAGCGCGCCGCGCTCATGGAGCTGGCGGTCGCTGCCTCAACGAGCGCTGCTGACATCGACGTGCGCCATCCGGCGCTCGCCGCTGCGGCGTGATGGTGGTAAGGTCCTGACCCTCACCACCCGACCCTAGGAGGAGCGCATGGCTGACTTGAAGCCGGGAGAGGTTCCGATCCTCGGCGAGCAGGGCGCCGCGATGCTGGAGCAGCGCGGCCACGAACTCGGGATCTTCTGCCACTCGTGCGGCCTGGAGATGTCGGGGGCAGGCTTCGAGTTCATCTCGCTGCGCGCGGTGACGAGGGAGACCCGCCCGACGGTGGTCGAGACGCGGGCCTTCATCTGCGGTCGCGACGAGTGCGCCGAGGCGCGCGAGGCGGCGCGTCAGCGGGCCACGGCGGTCAAGCCAGCCGGCGGCTGGCAGGTCCTCACCGGCCCGGCGGAGGAGCCGGAGGACGAGGCTCCCGCCGAGGAGCAGCCCAGTGGCTGAGGGGGCGCAGGACCTCGCCGAGCTGCTGGAGTCGGCACGCGAGCGCCGCCCCGACCCCGGCGCGGTTCTCTACTTCCAAAACGGCGAGACGCTCTCGGTCCTGCTCAGCTACGAGGAGGCGCTGGACCTCTTCATGCCCAGCGACCCGACGGCGGGGTCGTGGGTTGAGGGGGGGGCGCAAGCAGGAGTGGGTCCCAGGCCCTGGCCTACGTCTCTTCGCTGGACGGCCGCGACCGCTGCCCGATCCGGCAGGCTGTTTGGGGACCAAGCGTTTACGCGATCGGTGAGGTCACCGAGGAGACGATCAAGCTGCGAGACGCCGAGATGCGCGCTGTGGCTGCTGCGCAGGGATTGGGGGTGGGCGGATGACCGAGGAGCGCGAGCAGGGCTACTGGAACGGCGAGCCGTGTGAGGTCGAGCGTGCCATCGTCATCGTCGCCGACCAGCCCGAGCACCCCCACTATTGGGCGCGGCGCTTCGTCGGCAACGAACGGCGCGTGGTCCTCGTCAAGTACAACGGCAGCACCTTCGCGATAGACGACGAGGGCTACAAGATGTCCAGCGACGAGATCGAGGCCTTGCAGAAGCGCTGGCCGGACATCACCTTCTCGACCGAGCACGGCTTCGACGGCTGGGGCTGGCACAAGGTCACCAAGGGGCGCGGCGGCCCCGGCATCCCCCACGCCACCGTCTACTTCGACCGAATCGTGAGCACGGAGCACGATGGCAGTGTCTGAGCGACCGCCTGGCGCCGATGCCGTCGAGATCATCCTCCAGCGCGCCGCGCTGGGGGAGGTCGAGAAGGCGGAGCTGGTCGAGGAGGCAGGTCTCGCCACCGATGACCTGCGCGAAGCGATTGACTGGCTGGAGGAGCAGGGGCAGCTCGTTGTCACCGACACCGGCTACCGCTCGGCCGGGGGCGACGACGAGCCGACAGGCCCGGAGGCTGCGCACCCAAGTGAAGACGAGCCACTAGAGCCAGTACCCGAGCAGGAGGCTCCCGGCCCGGCGATGACCGCCCATGTGCGCTCGCACTTCGAGGTCGTCTGCTCCTTCGGGCGCAGTCCCGGTGAGAGCGACGGAGCGGCGGTCAAGAAGGCCCAGGCGATCGCCAACGAGATCGGTAACGCGCTCTCCGCAGCGATGCCTCGTCTCGACTTCCACGTCGAGGTCTCCGGTGTGGACGCCTTCGACAGCCCACGATCGCTCTGGCCCCCAGAGGACGAGGAACCCCGCGGCTGAGCGACGGTCGGAGTTGGCGACGCGGGAGGAAATGCGGGCCAGGGGGGCGAAGAGCGGCCGCGTGAGGCAGGCCGCTGCGGCCTTGAAGCGGGACTTGGCCGCCGGCAGGATCACGCTGATCGCGGCCCTCGGTGATGAGCGGGCTGCTTCGATGCAGCTCCTCGACCTGTATGTAGCGGCGCCAGGCCTGGGCCGGCGCACCGCACCCCGGCTGCTCTCCCGCGTCGATGTTCGGTCGAATCTGCGGGTGCGCGAGCTGACCAAAAGCCAGCTCGAACGGCTGCGCCAGGGCCTGCTCGACCCGGACTACATCGCACGCCGCACGTGGTGACTAGTTAGGGCAGCTTCTCGGCGTCGGTGCCGTACTCGGCAAGAATCTCTCGGGCGAAGGCGAGAAGGTCCTCGACGGCCTGACCTCGTGGGTGCTTGCCCGAGACGCGGAGCTGGAGGTTCTTCGGTCGGTTGTCGTTTCGGATGCCGTTGCGATGGTGGACGGTCTCGCCTGGTTTCAACGGTCGTCCGAGCGCTTCTTCCATCACCACGCGATGCTCGAAGCGGTGATCGCCGAGGCGGATGTACCCGTCGGGCGTCTCCCACCGGGTCTTCTTTTTCCTCGGTTTGGCTTTGGTCCCGAGGCGAAGGTGGCGGTAGCAGATACCGCGTGATCGCTGGGGACGCTCGCAGTCCTCGATCGTGCAGACCTGCTGGCTGCGGCGCTTATTCCAGTATTTGCGATGAGCCTCTCGGCAGTCGTCGCATCGACACTTGCGGCTGTAGCGTCGCTCAGTACCGTGGGGAGGAAGGTCGCGTGGCACGCTCGGAAGACTAGCGCGTCGGCCTTCCGTTCTGCTAGGCTACCGCCATCACCCGAACCTGATGTGCTGATGGAGGCGATATGGACCCTCAACCTGCTCCACCCCGACCCCCGCTTCTCTTCGCCGTACTGCTGCGCTCCGAAGCGGACTGGTTCCCGCTCTCCTCGGGGTCGATTGCCGACGCGCTGAGATCCAACTACGAGGTCGTGCCCTATGTCCCAATGGCCGACCTCGTGGCAGCGGCTAGCGACCGGAGCATGATCCGCCCGGTCGCCCGCGAGGTCGCCGTAGGGGAGGACACAGTGCAGCGCACCGTCAAACTCTTCCTGCAAGAGTTCGCAGAGAGGCACCACGGTGTCTAGTCATCCGCGCTGTGTCAACTGCCTGGTCGAGTTCACGACCCAGGACGCCCTCCACGATCAGATCGTTGAGGACGACGAAGGTCTGCACCATCGGGAGTGCGTCGGCGTCGGGCGCGGGGCTGCTGCCGACCGCGTGGTCGTGGATGAGTACGACGCCCTCGTCGGCGAGGAGGAAGAGCGACGCCGCGAAATGGGCGATCCGCCGTTGACCGGCGAGCCGACGGTGGTGCTCGTGGAACCGAAGATGTCCACCGACATCCCTCCCCACGTCGCCGGCCAGCAGCTCGCCGCCTACCGCCGCCTCCTCGGCTTCGACCGCGACGACGATGCTCAGCCATTCGGCGGCTTCCCACTTCCCGAGGACCTCGCACCGATGGACTGCCCCGAATGCCACGCTGAGCCAGCGATCAACGGCGGCCCCGGCTTTCTGTGTCGGGGAAGGTCGATGCTGTGAAGAGTCTCCGCCGTCGCCTCGCCTCGATCTTCCGCCCGGCCGAGAAGCATCCGCGGGCGGCGCTGCGGATCAACGCCGAAGTGCGCCGCAACCCCGACCGGGAAGTCACCCGTGTCTGACACCGCCCAGCAGCTCGACGGCATGGCGATCGGCACCGCAGACATCAGCCCGTGCCGTCGCTACCGCTACTCGCTGACCCGACGGTGGGAGGACCGCGGGGCCAGCGGCGACGGCCTGCTCTGGGTGATGCTCAACCCCTCGACCGCTGACGCCAACCGCAACGACCCGACACTGCGCCGCTGCCTTCGCTTCTCGCGCGAGTGGGGCTCCCGATCGCTGACGGTGGTCAACCTCTACGCGCTCATCTCGACCAATCCGGCCGGGCTGTGGAAAGTCGAAGATCCCGTCGGCCCCGAGAACGACGCCGTGATCGCTCTCTCCGCCCGCGAAGCCCAGGCCACCGTGCTCGCCTGGGGCAACGGCGCGCCTCATCCGGCGCGCTGCCGAGCGGTGATCGACATCCTGCGCGCCAACGCCTTCTATGCGACCCGGCTGCACTGCCTCGGAAAGACCGGCGCCGGCCAGCCGCGCCACCCTGTCCGGCTCGCCGCCTCGACCCAGATGGAGGTCTTCCTTGGCTGAGGTAAGGCCATCCAAACGCACGATGGAGATCGCCCTCGACGCCATTGCCGACCGGGTGCAGCAGATGGGCACGGGGGAAATGTTGACCCCCGAAGCGGACTGGCGCTCGATCGAGGAGGAAGCCCGCGCCGCCGCCGAGTTGAAGGAGGCGATCGCCAATGCCTGATCGCTACCGCCAGCTCTGCCGCCCCGACGCCGACGCCACGCCGGGCGAAATCACTCGCTACCGCCGCGAGGTTACCGCCGCCCTTGAAGCGATCGGTGTCGGCTACGGCGAGGAGTTTGTAGTGGTCCCGGCTGCCGAGTTCAACCGTCAGCCGAGCCTCGAAGAGGACCGCCTGGGTCCCTTCGCCCGCGACTCCGAGACCAGCCGGCAGGCCGCGCTCGACGCCTACCCGCGGCAAGGCAGCCAGCGCCACCGCATTCTCCTCGTCTTCGCCCGCCAGGTCCCTCGTGAGACCGCCGCCGGCTACACGCGCGACGAGCTGGAGGCCTTCACGAGCCTCTCGGGCAACACCATCCGCCCACGTGTGCAGGAGCTGATCGAGGGAGGCTTTCTGACCGAGACCGAGGAGACACGGCGGACCCGCTCTGGCTCCGAGGCTACGGTGCTCAAGATCACCCACAAGGGCAGGGCGGAAATTCAAGAGAAGGAGACGGTTAGTGTCTGAGAGCGAGCAACGCTTCCAGGATGGCGAGTCAGTGCAGCTCGTCAGCCATACCGAGCAGGTGGGCTATGTGGTCGAATACCTCGGCGGCGGCCGCTACGCCGTCACCTTCGAGGGCGATGGTGGCGTGCACGAGTACCCCGAGCACTTGCTCCAGCCCTGGGAGGCGGTCGAGGAGGAACGCGACCGCGCCCAGGACGAAGTGCGCGACCAAGAAGCGATCGCCCAGGTCGCGAAAGAAGACCGCAACCGCTCCGAGCGCACCATCCACCAAATCGAGGGTGTGCTCACCACCTTCGGCGTCCCGATCAGCTCACCGCTATCGGACACCATCACCGAGCTACTAGTCGAGCGCGAAGAGTTGCGTCGGCAAATCCAAGACAAACCAACGGAAGGAACCTGAGAGATGCGCAAGACCAGTGACGTGACCGATGTCGGCTTCCCCTTCACCGACGACCGGGTGCCGTTCATCCTCATCGTTACCGGCGACAACCTCGTGGATGGACACACGAAGGACGGTCGCGGTTTCGAGCACGCAAGCACCTTCGACAAGAAGCGAGCGCTGATCGAACAGGCAATTCAGCTCAGCGGTGTCGAAGGAGGCGACTGCTCCTTGCTCGCCGCCTGGCCCGGCGCCAAACGGACTGATGTATTCCTCGTGGACAACTACGACGAGGCCCTGGCGGCGTTCGGCTAAATGCCCGACAGCACCAAAGACCTGAATCCACTGACCGCCCGCGAGGCGTTGTTGGCGATCCTGCTGGTGATCCAAGACGATCACCGGCAGGTCTCCGGCTACCCGAGCCATCTGGAAACCCTGCGGGCGATAGAGCGCCAGGCGCGGGAGGGCCTTGACCGGAGGGGGATGGAGAACTTCGAGCTATCTGACCAGCTCGCAGATCGACTGGCCGAAGCGCACGCCGCCCTTCGCGAGAGCGGAAATTGGGAGACCGATCACGAGACCGCAGAGATGATCGCGAAAGCCCTCGCGCTACCCCCCGACCTCGAAGCAATGGTCGAGAGGAGGATCGGCCTGCGATGAGGCTGCTTGGATTCGAGTTGACTTTGCGCGCTCGGCGGCTGCCACCACCACCACCGAGCCGCATCGTCATTCCCTTGGTTCGTTTGCGGGACGTGCCCGCCCGCAGCTACTCGGTGCCAGCCGAGACGGTCGGCGTTGTCGAAGACACGACCGACGTGGGGCATTTCATTAGCTGGTCAACAGGGGGCAGCTCCGGACCAATCCTTGACGAGGACTTGGTGCGGCTCGGTGAGGTATCGGTGTCATTGAAGGGCGCTGGGGGGGAACCGTGATCGGTAGGTGCTATCGCTGGCGCTCCGGTGCCTGCTCGGAAGGGCTGTGGAGGGTCGTCTGTCGGTGGCGCTGGCCGCAGAAGGGCGACCCGCTCACCTTCGTGCACCCCGTGACCAGCCAGGTACAGCTCGGCCACCCCGGCCAGGTCGGCCTCACTACTTTCGGCGACGACGGCCAACAAACTGAGTGGGAGCCGAGGCCCAGAGCCACCCTCAAGAACGTCGCCGTGAGGAATATCGAGACGGGGGAGCTGATGATCCGGCCCTGGTACCCGGCACCCCGCCAAGTGGAGTGCTCGGCATGACTCGCGAAGCACTACGCGACTTCTGATGACTCGATCCGAAAAAGTGAGCGAAGCCCAAGAGCTTCGCAAGGGGGGAGCGAGGATCGGCGAGATCGCGAAGGTCATGGGCATCCCGATCTCAACCGCTGGCAATTATCTATCTGACCCCGATGGCTCTAAGGCCAAAGCCCGCAAGGACAGCTATCGAGGCACCTGCAAGGCCTGTGGCGCTAGCACTGACGGTTCTAATGGCACTGCACAAGCTCCAGACCGCTGTATCGAATGCGAGCTAAAAAGCCGGGCAGACCATGAGAGAAACGGTCAACTGCTCCAGCTATGGAACAGAGGTCTCTCGGCTGCTGAAATAGGCGAGAAAATGGGACTGTCCTCTCAGCAGGTCATTGCTATAGCTACTTACCTCCGAAATAAAGGGCTTGCGATAGAGCGGCGTCAACTCTCGCATGCGCCCGCCGATGTCGAGGCGCGCCATGGGGTCATCACCAAATTGAAGGAGGGGGGGGCGACCAATGGGGAAATAGCCGACTTCCTAGGGACCACCCCTGATTCAGTGAGGATGATGCTCTGTCGGATGCGAGTCAGGAAAAAAGGCCCGGTCGCCCAAGAGGGTGAGTACGGTGGATCTTGACGAGGGCGTCTGCGCCGACTGCGGTAAGCCCCTCGGTGCGCGGGTGAATTGGTGCCTCGCCGGTAACGGCCGCGCCTACCACAACGACTGCGAGCCAGGGCCAGAGCCGGAGCCGCGCGAGGAACCGGAGGAGAGCCTGACCGAGCACGCCGAACGAGTCGCCCGTCGGGCCATCCACGGCCCCGGCTCTCGAGCCCTTGAGGAGGACCAGGCGTGATTCCCGAGGTCCGCCGCGACGACGGCACGATCGTCGGCCGCTCTTCGGGCTGGTCGAAACGCTGGGTGCGTCCGCGGCTCGGCCAGATCTGGCAACGCTTCACCTGCTGGGTCTTCGGCCACGACTGGTCGCCCTGGGAAGAGGACGACTACGACGGCCCCGGCGAAGAGCTGGAGGAGGGTGGCTTCATGCCCTTCTGTCGCCGCCTCTCCGCTCCGGGCGGCTACGGAGAACGGACGTGCCGGCGCTACTGCGGCGTGCACGAGCAGCGCTATCCGATCTCCGACGCGCCGATCAAGTGGGCCGAGAAGGTGATGGCCCAGGCGGCCGAAGTCCATCCGTCCTCGATACGCCCTCGCCTTCGAGACGGGAAACAGGCATGATCGAGGTCGAGGACTTCGTGTGCACCACCGGCACTGTGCCGGTCTCCGAATACGGCCGCAGCTTCAAGGCCTCGCTCTCCTGTGTCCGCGTCGAGTCGATCGAGGGCCAGCAGGCCAAGGTCCGCCGCGGCAACTTCGACGGCGCTGGCCGGTGGGGCATCTACCGCCAGCCCCCACTCACGGTCGAGCTGCGTCATCTCAAACGGATCGAGCCGCCGCGGCTCCGGGGCTGATGCGCCGCGACCACCAATCCACCGATTGCACCCGCGCACACGACGAGCATCGCGAGTTCCGCGACTGGCCGAAGTCCGCGATCGCCGTGCTGCGCGCCATGTGGTCGGGGGAGTGGATGGACACCGAACAGATCGAGGAGGAGAGTCGCATCCTCGGCGAGCGCATCACCTACGCCTCAGCCCGCGGCGGCGCCCGCTGGCTCGTCAGTGATGCACACCCTTCCTACTACCGCCGCAACCGCTACAAGTCCGGCAGGGGAATCTACGCCGAGGAGTCGGCCCGCCGCGGCCGCGCGATCCAACGACTGACTCCGAGGGGAAAGGAGCTGGCCGCCCTTTCGCTTCGCATCTTCCCGGCGAGGGACACGCCGATCGAGGTGGCTGGCGATGCCGAGCGCTCACCCCCTGACCCCGTGACGCCCTTGTGGCGAGTGCTCCACGATCACGGAGAAACCCTCGTCATCGCCGCCGACCGGCAGGCCGCGCTCGCCCTCTTCGAGCGTGAGACCGAGGAAGTGCCTAGTCGGGCAGAGCCGATCGACACCTCGGCACCGATGCTCCTCAACTGGACGATGTGCTGATGGGCAGGGCGAAACCGAAAGCGCGCGAGACCTCGCCGTCGATGGTCCCGGTTGGCTGGGAGATCTACGACGAGGAGAGCAAAACCTGGCTGACCGTGAAGACGAAGGACTACAGAACCGCGTGGGTCAAGTTCCGCGTCGAGGGCCGCGACGAGGAGCTGGCGGTCTCCTTCTTCGCACGGGTGAAAGTGCGGCCGCCAGCATGAGCGCGATCGTCATCTTGCAGACGCCTGTCGAGCGCCACGTCGAGAATCACCTCTACGGCGGCGCCCGGCCCGGCGAACGGAAGGCGCTCTGCCCGCGCTACTTCGGCGCCGATCCCGAGTGCAAGCGCGTGGCCGTGCTCCGCATCCCGACCACCGCGGTCTGCCCGGAGTGCGTCGCCCGCGCTCGCCACTGGTATGCCCCGAGCTACTTCGAGCCGTTTGATCGTGTGCAACGCCGCCGGCTGCTCGCGAACCTGGCCCGCGACCTAGGGGAGGTTGATCGACGTGGATAGCGGAGACCTGGAGCCACGCGTTGCCGACACCGAGGTAGTCCTAGAGGGCCTCACCTTCGGCGATGCCTGCATGGCGGTCGGGTTGATCCAGGCGCTCCTCGGCTTCATGGACGACAGGAAGATGCAGGGCAGCGTTGCCTACTCGACGGCAGCGAATACGAGGGACAAAGTAGAGGCGTCGGTGGCGGAGGCAGCCGTGGTTGCCGGTATGCAGCCCGGCGACGCCCGCCACGCCTTCGAGGACCTCAAAGCCCAGCTTGCGATCTTCCACCAAGACGACCGCTGACCGAGCAGCTAGATTCCTGCCATGCCGAACCTCCCGACGCCCCGTTGCCCTGCCGCCGAACTCCTGGCAGGGCCTCCGTCGAAGGGGCCGTCGGTCGTCTGTCGGGTGATGAAGCTCCAGGCCGAGCAGGCCGACAAGGTGTTGGAGGGGATGGTCGGTGGCGTCCTCATCACCGACCGCGACAACCCCTCGACGCTTCGCGGTTTCTGCTGCGGCAAGGGCTGGCCGAAGATGTATGAGGGCCAGTCAGCGCGCGGCCATCATACTTTCTGCCCGGTGTGGGAGGCCGCCGAACAGGTCGAGCACGAACGCCGCGAAGCCAGCCAGCCAGTCTTCCCCGCCCCCGAGAAGCCGAAGATCCTCGGCATCGACAAGGAGGTGGAGGCGGACCTGCTCGGCATCGACGTGGAGCAGGTGCCCGACCGCCCGGCCTTCGAGCCACAGACGACGACTGGCGTCGCTGCGATGGAGGAGGTCGCTGACCCCGACGGTGAGTGGAAGGAGGACGAGTGACCGAGCTACCGATGTTCGTCAATGGCGAGCGGATAGGGGTAGTGCAGGTGGTCGAGATCGACCAACGGACCTTCGAGGTGACCGGGGAGGTCACCTTTGACGAGGGATATGAGGCTTTGGCTGAGGCACTCGGTGTTGGCGCGAATGTCACCCTGGAGTTCCAGCATCCGGCAGGAAGATCCGCAGGATGATGGAGCACGCCAAACTCGTCGGTGGCCCCGCGGATGGCCGCAAGCTCGTGGTCAAGGACAGCCCGCCATTCATCACCGTCGCAGCCCGCGAGCGCAACGAGCATGATCGTCCGCATCGTCGCCGTCGCCACGAAGGCAAGCGCGACTGTCGCTACCGGCGCACCGACCGCGGCACCGGCTCTGGCCTGATCCCGAAGTGCTACGAGTATGCAGGCGCCCCATGAGGGCGCTAACCATGCGTCAGCAGTGGATACTCGCGCACGTTCGCGACAACCCCGGCCTGACCTTGAAGGAGATTGCCGAGCAGTCGCCAATAGACCTCAACCGCACGGCTGAATGGTATGAACGCTTCCCGCGTGATCGTGACCTCGGCTTCGAGTTGACGGTCCTCTGCTATGGAACCGCAGCCCCGGCGATGCGCCAGCTCCTCGACCGCGGCCTGATCCGCCGTGAGGGCAGTGGAACCAAGGACAACCCCTACCGGCATCACCTTGTCTCGATGCCTCGTCAGCTCGACCCGCTGGAGCAGGCCTTCGCCTCCGAGGCAGCAGTGCGATGAAGCGACGCCGACACGAAGATCGGATCGCCGGGGTCAACCGGCGGATCACCGAGCAGGAGTCGCTCCGCAAATCGCGAAGTGAGGCTCGTGGACGCAACCACCAAGCTCCGCAAGCACCGAGAATCAGCTCGACCACGCCGTCGGCGACCCGGTAGCTTCGCGCCCCGATGAGCAAGGGGCGAGACAGCGAGAAGGAGCGCGAAGAAGCCCTCGAAGGTGCGCTCGATCAGATCGAGCGCGACCACGGCAGCGGGGCGGTAATGCGCCTCGGCACCGACGAGACGATCAAGGTGCCAGCGATCCCGACCGGCTCCCTCGCGCTCGATATGGCCCTCGGCATCGGTGGCTACCCCCGCGGGCGGATCGTGGAGATCTTCGGCCCCGAGTCCTCGGGCAAGACGACGCTTATCTACCACGTCATCGCCCAGGCCCAGGCCCGCAAGGGCACCTGCGCCTTCATCGACACCGAGCACGCGATCGACCCGACCTACGCCCGAGCGATCGGCGTGGACACCGACGCCCTGCTCGTCTCCCAGCCCGACTACGGCGAGCAGGCCCTCCAGATCGCCGACCGGCTCATCTCCTCCTCGGCGCTCGACGTGATCGCGATCGACTCCGTGGCCGCACTCGTGCCGAAGGCCGAGCTGGACGGCCAGATCGGCGACACCACGGTCGGCCTCCAAGCTCGCTTGATGAGCCAGGCCATGCGCAAGCTCGCCGGCAACGTCAGCCGCTCGGGCACGATCGCCATCTTCACCAACCAGCTTCGTGAAAAGGTCGGCGTGCACTTCGGTAACCCCGAGACCCAACCCGGCGGCCGCGCGCTCAAGTTCTACTCCTCGCAGCGCCTCGACATCCGCCGCATCGAGACGCTCAGGGACGGCAGCGAGGCGGTCGCCTCTCGCGTCCGGGTCAAAGTCGTCAAGAACAAGGTCGCCGCCCCGCACCGCCAGGCCGAGTTCGACATCGAGTACGGCACCGGGGTCTCGCGGCAAGGGGAGCTGATCGACTACGGGATCGAGCAGGGCATCATCCGCAAGTCGGGGGCGTTCTTCTCCTACGGCGAGACACGGCTCGGCCAGGGTCGAGCCAACGCCAAGGTCTTCCTCGCCGAGAACACCGAGCTGGCCGCCGAGATCGAAACGCAGATCCGCAGCGCCCTAGACATCCCAACCTACGAACCGAGAGGAGTCTGAGTTTGTCCGTCATCTCACCACCCGAACCGACCATCAGCGAGCGCGAGGTTGTGACCGCTGAGTGCCCCCACTGCGACGAGACGACCGTGCAGGTTGAAGGCGGCCACGGCGTCGAAAACGATGCAGGCAACGGCAGTCGCGCGTGTCTCCAGTGCATCGCTGACGGCGGCACCTGCTGCTCCCTCGCTCCGCTCAACCGACAAGCTATTTAGGTGGGCGGGACCTCGCGGGGTCGAGTAGTCTTCCCCGCCGAGGCTCGGTCGCAACGCCCCTGGATTTTCCGGGGGCGTTTGCGTTCAAGGGACACCGGGGTCCCCGCTAGCCGCTACCGTTCTCGCTGATGGGCGTCGCCGACACCTTCCGCGAACGGCTGACCGGGGTCCTAGAGGATTGGACAGGCATAACCGTCGCTCCCGTCCACGAAGTCACTGGCCTCCGCGAGCAGGCCGAACACATGGGCTACTTCCTCGATGAAGTCGAGGACCTCGCCATCTCGGTGATGGACTACTCCAACGGCCGCCCGCATGAGGTGCAGGCCGCCCACCGTCGCCGCCTCGCCCAGCAGTCGCGGATCGCCCTGATGCACGACCCCCTGGCCGGCGCCGAGGCCACGCTCCGATCCAACTTCGCCTTCGGCCGCGGGATCTCCAAGCCGCAGGCCAAGGACCCCGAGGTGCAGAAGATCATCGACGCCGCCTGGTCGAACCCGAACAACGAACGCAAGCTGACCGGGTTCGAGGCTCAGCGACATCGCTCCAACGAGATGCTCACCACCGCCAACCTCTTCCCCACCCTCTACAGCGCTAACGGCAAGATCAGGGTCGGCTTCCGGGACGCCGACGACGTGACCGATGTCGTCTGCGATCCCGAAGACGACGAGACTCCACTGTGGTACGTCGTCCGCAAGCGCAAGGCAGAGTGGGACTTCGGCCTCCACCAGTACAAGCCGGTGCTCGGCTACGAGCTGGAGAACGGCACCGAGAAGGTGTGGTACGTCCCCCACTGGCGCAACGTCGAGGACCTGGAACGCTGGTCGAAAGAGGTCGGCGAGCAGGCCCCGCCCCGTCCCGACAAGGGCCACATCCTCCCCGGCGCCGTCGAGCACTTCCGCATCAACCGGATCGGGCGCTCGCAGTTCGGGACGCCACCGTGGGCGCGCACGCTTCGCTTCTACACGGCGATCAACCAGCTCACCGAGGCCCAGGTGCAGATGCGCCAGGGTGCCGCCTCGATCATCGCCCAGCGGATGCGCCGCTCTGGCGGCGACCGGAAACTGATGAAAAACGTCTCCCAGGTGATGAACCGGGCTGGCGAGATCGGCTCCGCCACCTTCCGCCGGCAGACTCAGGGCGGGCCACCCGAACCCACCGGCCCCGGCACCCAACCCGGCCCGCGCGAAGCGGTGCCGCCGCCAGGAGCCGGGTCGTGGTGGGACGGCTATGAGCACGACAAGATCGAGGCCGTCAACCTCCGCTCGGGTGCCGGCGAGGCTCTCCAGGACGCCCAGATCGTTCGCGCACCGATCTCGGCCGCCTCGGGCTTCGGCCAGCATTACCTCGGCGACCCCTCGAACACCAACCTGGCGACGGCGACCACGCTGGAGCTGCCGACGCTCATGGAGGTCGGCGCCTGGCAGGAGACCTTCGAGCAGCTCTACTGCTGGTTCACCGACCGAGTGGTCGAGGCGGCGGTGCACGCTGGCCTCCTCGGCGGCATGATCTCCGAGGAAGAGACTCTCGATCCACGCAGCCTCGGCGAACTGCACATCCGCGAGGACCGCGAGGAGATGGAACAGCGCACCGGGCGCGACCTCTCCTACACCTTCCAGATGCCCTACCCCGGCCGACGCAACCTGCCGGACGTGACCTCGGCCGTCTCCGCCGTGCTGGTCACCCTCGACCCCGCCGGTCGCAATTGGGCGCTGCGGGAGCGGATGGCCGACTTCCTCTTCCGCCACGGCTTCGAGTCCGAGGACCCCGCCAGCGATGTCGAGGAAATCCTCAAGGAAGCTCGCCGCATCCAGAAGGAGGAAGACGCCAAGGCGCAGGCCATGTTCGCCGCGAGCGGTGGCGGTGGGTCTATCCCCCCGACGGGACCTCCCGAAGAAGACGGCGAAGGCTCCAAAGGAACCGAAGGCTCCAGCCAGTACGGCGAGCGACGCAAACGCACCCCGCCGACTCGCGATATGGGCGGCGGCCCGCGCACGAAAGAGGTGCTGCGAGAGGGCATCAGCGACCCGACCGAGTTCAACGACGCGATCACCGCGGCACTCATCGCCGACGCCCGCGAAGCCTGGCAGCAAGGCCTCACGGACCCGGCACTGCTGAGCCGCGGGCGTCCAACCAACGGCAACGGTGCCTCAACCTCGCCGCCAAGCTCGGCCGGCCCGCTCTAGCGAACCGCCGCCAACGGCTGCGGCGCCGATCGGCGGAATCATCGCCGGGACGCCGAGCGCCGCAGCGGGCGCGGCTGCGCTGGCGACGGGAGCGAAGGCTCAGGCTTCGGTCGTCCAGAACACGATCAAGGCGGTGCTGGGGATGCTCGCCGCGATCGCGCTCCGGCGGACGAAGATCATCCGCGACCGCGCCGTCGCCGTTTACCCGATGGCCGACCTCGACCTCGCCATCGCCGAGGAGGACCGCCGCGAGATCGTCTTCCGCAAGCGGGTCGAGCAGCGGCTGCGCGCCGGCATGAAGGTCGCCATGCGCGCGAAGGACCCCTCAGCGCGCTCCGCGGCGATCGAGGCCCTGCTCAACCGCGAGCAGCGCTACGCCGAGATGCGCACGGCCGCGGCCGGCGAACGAGTCCTGGCCGCGGCGGAGTTGCAGGACCTGCGCACGCGCTCGCCCCAAGGCGCCTTCTGGGCGCTGGGGATGCGCCAGCGCCACACTCCCGATTCGGTCGGTCCTGGCATGGTGGTAGAGGGTCCCCCTCTCGAAGCAGCAGCACGTCGCTGGTTCGACGGCGAGCTAATCGAGATCGAGACCAAAGGCGGCGGACGCCTGTCCTTGACTCCCAATCACCCGGTACTCACCGTGAAAGGATGGGTCGCTGCGCGAGCGCTCGATAAAGGCGACGACCTGATCCGTCACCTGGCGGCTGGGGTGACCGCTTCGGCGCAGGATGACATAGATGACGTTCCACCCGTGATCGAGGAGATATTCGGTGCGCTTTCGGAGGTGAATCCGCTTGCGCGGGGAGTTATGCCAGTCCGAGCCGAGGACTTCCACGGCGACGGGCAGCACGGCTATGTCGAGGTTGTAGCTACCTACGGCGCGCTGGGGGAGCGGGTCGAAGCCGCGATCGCGCAGCAGCGCCAAGAGGGCGCCCTCGTTTGGAACGGCGTGGGACTGATGCAGCTCGGCGGTGAGGGACGCTCGGCAGCGAGCGCGATGACTATTGCCGCCATTGTGCTCGACTCCACGCAGCCTCACGCCAGCGGCCTTCAGGCGCCTCGTCAACGAGGACCTGGAGATTCCGGAGCTACGACTCAGGGCGAGGACAGACTCGCCACCCAGGTAGGCCTCAACCACGTCGGCCGGTGCAGGTTCGACCTGGCTGCGGATTTCTACCCCGAGCCGTTCCAGGGCGTTAATGACCGTCTGGCCAGTGATCCCGTAGTCGCGGCCGAGCTTCAAGGCGGACTCGCCGGCCCGGTAGCGACTGACGAGATCATCGGCATTCGGCGGCGACCATACGCGGGCCACGTCTATGACCTCCAGACCGTCGGGCGTTGGTTCACGGTAGACAGTCTAGTGGTGAGCAATTGCGTTTCGATGGCCGGTCGTTTCTGGCCCTGGGTAGTCCTCAACGAGGTCCACCCGCTGCTGCACGTCGGCTGCGGCTGCCGCCTCTTCTCCTACGGCGATGCCCTCGCGAAAGGGATGATGGCCGCCACCGACGTGATGAGCAACCAGGCCGCGCTCCGGCTCGCCGCTCCGGTGATCCAGCACGTCCGCGATGAGAAGGCCGAGGCAGAGCGCAAGTACGGGCCGATGGCCGAGGATGAAGCGGCCGCCACCGAGGAGCTGCTGATCCGCGAGGCGCTGCTGGACCGTGGTGGCGATGCTGACGCCCTGGCGGCGATGCCGCTCTCGTGCGACCCACTGCCAGCACCGCTCGGCGTGATCGCCGAGGCCGAAGAGCAGACCGGAGCGATGGTCGCACTGTTTCCAGATCGGAAACTGTCGAAGAAGCTGGCACTGCCCGGCGGCGATCCTCCCGAGCAGCTCCACGTCACCCTCGCCTTCCTCGGCAAGGCCGCCGACCTGGACTTCGACAAGGCCCGCGCCGCCGTCGAGGCCTGGGCCAAGAAGACGCCGCCGCTCTCCGGCGAGCTGTCGGGCATCGGCCACTTCGACCTCGGTCGCGGGGAGAAGGTCACCTACCGCTCCGTCGATCTCCCCGAGCTGCCGACACCGCGCGAGGGCCTCATCGCCGACCTCGACAAGGCGGGCGTGCCACCGCGCCGCGACCACGGATTTTCCCCCCGCATGACGATCGACAGCCGGATGCGCCGGCCCGAGGTGAAGAAACAGCCGATCACCTTCGCTGAGGTCACCCTCGCCTGGGGAGGGGAGCGGCATCCCTTCCCGCTCCGTGGGGGAAAGAAATCCACCTGACCCCCCGGTCTCCCTGCTTTTCGCTCCTCCCTCGGTAAGGTTCTTACCACCGAGCTGCTATACTCTTCCCAGCACCACCCGAACACGACTTCCTGACACTGGAGGGACCGATGAAGGCAGCAGAGATCAACGTCGGCGACGTGGTAGCCGTCACCGAAGGCACAAGTCGCTGGGATCGCAACACCGACCGGGTGACGAAGGCCGAGGTGCTCACCGTCCCGGAGGATGGTTGCGTGAGCGTGAGGCTCTTGGAGGAGCCGAAGACCGTGTTGGGCCGTCGAGGCTGGGGCACACAAAAGCCCTACAAGAAAGGTGACAGGGCACGGATAAAGACGAGCTGGCTGTGGGTGCCTTGGTCAGAGATCGCGGTGATGGTCAAGGCCGACCTCGAGGCCACCCAGCGCAGCAGGGAGGCAGAGGCCGAGCGCGAAGAGATGCGCGTCGCCCTCCAGGCTCGCGTTGACGCCGCCATCGGTACCGACAATTCTCAGCTTTCGTGGGGCTGGATCGGCGGCGTGACTATCTCGATCGAGGATCTCGAAGCGCTGCTCAATCGAGCGGAGCGAATGAAAAACGAATGAAACCCGAACCCGACTTCCTGATGGAGGCGAAGATGAATCGTCCGATGCCCGAGTTGATTGTCGCCAAGCGACTGACCGAAACCGAGCGCGAGCAACTGGTCGAGCGCGTCGTCGCTGCCAACCCGCGGTTGCGAGGCGCCGAGGTCGCAGACATCCTCGACATCTTCGCCGACGGCGACGTAATGATCGACGTGACCGAACGCTTCTACGAAGAGCACGGAGATGACCTACCCGGTGGCGAGCGCTGCGATGAGCGTCCCTTGGCTGTCATCGCTGCTGCGATCCTCCAGCCCGACGATATGCGGCCGTTGGTCGAGCGACTCTGCCAAGCCGATGTCTGACCGCCGCCGCCGCGCTCAGGCCCACGCCCGCCGCGCCCACTTCTGCACCTGCGGGGCGATCGTCCGAGGCAACGGCGCCAAGTACCAGCACCGCGAGATGCACAACCGAGCTGGCGACGGTCACCGCTACGTCACGACGGAAGACTTCGGCCGTCGGTTCCCAGGATGGCGCGGTGGTCCGCAGGAGCGACAAATCCCCGGCCCGGCACCTCGGGAGTGCGAGCAGGGATGCCGCCGCGTGGTCGCTGCCGGCTCGGCCTACTGCTGCGACGGCTGCGCGACGACCGAAGGGCGCCACCACTCCGAGGTCTGCCCGAAGGACGGGGAGCCAGCCCGGTGAGCGACGCTATGGCCGAGGTCTACTTGCCGGACGGCACGATCGCGGGCTGCACGGTCTACCAAGGCTCCTCCGACAGCATCTCGCCCGCGATCGTCCCTAGCCGGGCCTTCGATTGGCAGGGTGGCGGTTGGGATCAGCTCAGAGCTTGTCAGGGTGCGGGTCACTCTGGGGAGCCGTGCATCATCTACTCGACCTATGCAGAGCCAGGCTGCCACTGGCCGGGATTGGTGTGCTTGGAGTGCAATGTGGTGATCGGGCCACTGTCACCGTTCGGGTCAGATGAAGGCGGCGAGTGTGACCCTGGACCCGAACACTTCGAGGGGCATCCGTTCCCATGAGCAAGCCACGACCACTCAGTCCGACGATGAAGAAGATCATCGAGGTCCTGCGTTGGCACGACGGCGGCCCGATGACCCCGGCCGACATCGGCTCGCACGTCTTCCCGAACTACTACGACAACCCGGTCATCGCCAACGGCCACGGCGGCAAGGGCGGCTGCTACACGGTGATGTCGCCCGCCCAGAAGGTCATCTCGCCGATCCGGTCGCTGGAGACCCGTGGGCTGATCCACTTCGCTCGCCGCCCCGACGGACTGAGTGGAACCGCCTACCGGCTCACGAAACTCGGATGGCAGCGGTGACGTTGCGTGACCTGCTCAAGAACCAAGGCATCGACCCGAACGCTCTACTCCGCCAGCACGTCGGGCAACCGCTCACCGACGGTGAAGGCATCACTGCTCACCTCGCCGACGGCCTGCTCGACCTCCACATCGTCTTCGCAGTGAAAAACGACAAACCCGAGAAGCCGGAGAAACCGGCGAGGAGGAAACGCAAACGATGAGTGAAGAGACCAACGGCACCCTCGCCGACGGAGTGGCGATCCGAGAGGACCGGCTACTCCCGGAAGGCACCTGGCGAATCGAGCGACCCGGCGGCTCCGCGGTCGAGACCTTCAACCACGGCCGCGCCACGGGCCGCGACACCCCCAGCCGGCCCTTCAACATCCACACCGTCGCCGCCGAGATCATCGAGCACGGCAACCGCTGCTTCGCCCTCGCCCCCGACATCTACTTGCTCGGGCACGAGGTGATGGAGGAGTTGACGAAGCGCCCCGCCGAGATGGCCGAGATGGGCCGGCCGCTGTGGAACGGCATGATCGCCAGCACCCACGTCGCCACCATGAAGCAGCTCGACGGGACGCAATGGCTCATCGACGGCACTCCCCAGGACGACCTCGACCCGCGGGCGCTCGGGGATGCAATCTTCAAGGGCGCCGACGAGATCCGGGTCCCGGAGTCCTACTCCCCGATCCTCACCGCCCTGGCCGAGACGCCGGAGGTCGAAATGGTGCTGACCGCGGAGAAGCTCATGGACCTCGCCCCTGAGCTGGAGCGGATCAGGAAGCGGGTAGTCCGACCGGAGAGCAAGCCCGAGGACAAGCTCTACATCGAGACCACGCTCGGCGACGCGGAGGCGTTCCTCGGCCCCGCCGACGATCTGCGCGAGGCATCCATCGACGGAGCCAATGGCGCGCTGCTCCAGGCCGTCGCCGAAGCGGTGAAGGCCCACCGGGAAGGCTGGCGAGAGCTGCCCCCCACGATCGTGCGCGCACAGATCTCCGAGGTGACCTCTCCTAGCGAGGAGCGTTTCATGGTCTCGGTGCGCGTTGACGATGCTTATCCGATCATCGGATTCCTTCAAGAAGTCACTCGGCGCAAGGCCTTCCCGAGGCCTGTCGGCGAGTTGCTGGAAGACCTCGAAGAGCTACGGAAAGGGACAGCAGCAGGCCTCGCCAGCGCGATCGCCGAGCGCCGGAGCGATGAGGAGTTCATGGAGCGGCTACAGCGCAGCGTCGAGGAGAACGCCGAGGTGCTCGATCGTCTCGCTGGCCCGCGCTTTCCCTTCCCCATAGGGGCCAGGGTCCGCATCAAGCGCACGGGGGAGGGTCCCTTCACGGTGATGCGTAGCCGCAAGGTGGACCGTGCCGCCGAGGAGCCGCGGGAGCGGTACTACACGCTGATGCTCAACGGGCACATCATCGGCCACTACCCGGAGAGCGAACTGGTCTGGGCGGAGCCGCCGATGACGGGGCAGACAGCCGCCGGGATGATGCGGGCGATCGCCGAGCGCTTCGGCGTCAGCATCGGCTCGGGGCCAGCCTCGACCATGCACTACGGCGGGGCGGCCTGCGACCTCAAGCCCGGCCAGCCCACCGACAGCGCCGCCGGGGCTTATTTCCCCCCGCGTCTCCCCGAGAGCGACAAGGGCATCAGCGCCACCGACGCGATGGCCCTCTGGCGGCACTTCGCCGTGGCCGCCGATCCAGACGCACGTCGCGCCGCGCTCAAGTTCGCCGTCTCGGGGATCGAAGACGTGATGCGCGACCTGATCCCCTACCTCCGCCACGCGCCCGGCTGCATCGACCATCAGGACCGCGAGCAGTACCCGTGTCTGTGCGGACTGGAGGCGACGCTTACCGAGTTGGGGCAGGCCTTCGACATCGAGGTAGTCCGCTGCCACGGCTGCGGCGTCCACGCCATCACCCCCGACGGCACCGAAGACTGGGCCTGGCGCGAGGAAGAGGTCGAGGTTGAGGAGGGCACCCACCTGATCCCGCCGAGGAAGATCACGCCCTACTGCCACGGGTGCGCTGTGGCGTCGATGGATGCCTGGCGCGAGCGCCCGCCGTTCTGGCGGCGAGTGCTGCGGCAGCTATGACGGGGCTGATCCGTCAACTGCGGGTTGCCGTTGGCCTGGCTCCCATCACCGCTGCCCGCTTCGAGCGCGAATACGCCGAGCGCTCTGGCGTCACCTTGGAACGGCTGCGCAGGTACAAGACGGTTCGACGCTGCCGCTGCGAGGAAGAGGACTGCGAGGGTTGGCAGTCGGTTGCATATGAGCGAGCCGCCGAAATTGATGACCCCTCCCAGCCGTGGGCACGATGAAGCGGGTGCAGACTGTCGTCCCGAAGGCGATCACCCGCTACTACCTCGGCATTCCGGTGACGATCGAGGTCGGCGAGCAAGTCCAGGTGAGGTATGAGGCCGACCTCGAAGTGATCGACGGCTGGGTGTGGGCAACCTGGCCGGATGGCCGCCGCTTCAAGTTTTGGGCTGACCAACTTCGCCCCGAGCCGTGGGGCTGAGGTGGGAAGCTAGCGACGGTGAGTGCGCAGGTGCAACAGGTCGCCGAAGCGATGTACCAGGCCTCTCGCGCGGCGACTCGGGCCAGGTCGAAATCCCCCGAGACCCTTGACGGCGTCAACCCCGCCTCGCGCCGTCGCTACCTGATGCTGGCCGAGGCGGCCGTTGGTGCAATGACTGAGCCGCCCGAGCAGCGATGAGCCTGCTGCGGATCTGGACGGACGGCTGCTGTCGGACCCAGGCCCGCAACGGTGACGGTCCCGGCGGCTGGGCCTTCGTGGCCGTATCTCCGTCGGTGGGAGTGGTCGAGCGTCAGGCCGGCGACGTGCATATGGCCGACGCTGGGAGGATGGAGCTGCTCGCATTGGTCGAAGCGCTCGGCTGGGGTCAGCGGATCGAGAGGGCGGTCGAGATCTTCTCCGACTCCCACTACGTCGTCCACGGCTTCAACCGCTCGCTGCACAACTGGCATCGAAGCGGCTGGCGTCAAGGGAAGCGCAAGGGTCATCGCCCCGTCCGAGACCGCGATCTCTGGCAGGTGGTCTGGAGCCTTTCGCGCAACTCCTCGGTGAAGGTGATGAAGGTCCGCCGGGCCTCGCACGTCTACAACGTCGAGGCCGACCAAGCAGCGAAAGAAGCGATGCGTCGAGCGGTCGGCCCAAACACCCGCGCCGAGCAGCTCCTCATGCACGCGATCGACAACTCTCTCCGCTCGGTCTCTTGAAGCGCACCAACTCGACTCCGGCCGAGCGGCAGGCCGCCGCCGAGATGCGCGCACGCGGCTTGACCCCTAGGCAGATCGCCTACAGACTCGGGCGTCACCACACCACGATCCAGCGCTGGCTCAGCCCGAAGCCCATGCGCAACAACCGCGAGGCGACGCGCCGATGGCGCAAGCGAAACCCACGGTCGCCGAGGGATGCTCGCCGGGCCTACAAGCGCCGGGTCGCCCGTGGCGTCTTCGGCCATTGCAAACGCTGCAACAACCCTCTGCGGGGGGAGCTGCGCACCGACCGCGGTCTATGCGCCCGCTGCATAGATGAGGACCGCGAGTGGTTCTGGCGGGAGATAGAGCAGCGCTGGGGCGACGGCGAAACGACGGCGGAGATCGCCGAGGCAATGCAGCGCGAGGTGCCGCAGATCACCGCCGCTATCCACCGGATGCGCAAGAACGGATACGACCTGCCGTACCGGCGCCGCGACTCCCGTAGCAGCGGCAGCCCGCAAAGCGCGAAGTCGCCGCTGGACACCTTCGCGGAAGCTGCGGGAGCGCTCGCCACCGGCCCCCGTCGGCATCGCTAGCTTCCCCGGTGTCAGAGCAACCCAGAGAAGGAGTCACCGTGCCCGTCGCCGAAGCCGAAGCCATCCAAGCCGAACCCACCATCAGCGAGCGCGAGATCGTCACCGCCGAGTGCGACCACTGCCGCGAGACCACCGTGCAGGTGCTCGGCGGTACAGGTGTACGCAACGGCGGGTCGTCTGAGGCCGCCTGCCTCCAGTGCATCGCTGACGGCGGCAACTGCTGCTCGCTTGCGCCGCTCAATCGCCACGCGAGCTAGCCGGAGCGGCTCGACGGCACCGGGATCGCCAGCTAGACTCCGGCGCGTGCTGATGCCAAGGCGACTGAGGGAACGCTGGCTGCGGTTTCGCGACGAACACGGCTTCCCGAAGATCACCCCGGTGTCGGAGCTGCATCGCAAGCGCGGCACCCGGCCAGCCACCCCGGAGCAGTTCGAGGCGGTCTTCCT